CGTCAATTCGAGTTGCTCGATCAGACGATCGAGTTTCTCTGATGAGCGACCAAAACGGGCTCGCTTTAAGGTCGCAAGCTGGGCCTTCAGCTTCTCGATATAGAGGTTCTTGGCATAAAGCTCCGCCTGCAACTGCGCGGTCAACGCACGCAATTCCTCCAGTTCGGCAAGCGGATCGGAAGCAACAAGAGACATGCGTCTCTGTAGCACAAGGGGCCTTATCCCGCTACGGTTTTACCCGCAAAAGCAATGCGTTATTACGCCATCGCCGGCTTCGGCAGAGGGTCAGGCATCCGCGTTCGCCGCCAATCCATCCCTTCCACCAGGAGAGCAAGTTGGGCTGCCGACATCTGCAGAACACCATCGACGATCGACGGCCAGACGAACTTGCCATGCTCCAGTCGCTTGGCAAAAAGGCACATCCCGGTTCCGTCCCAATAAAGAGCTTTCAAATAGCCGCCTCTTTTCCCCCGAAAGAGGAAGAGATGGCCACTATAGGGATCGGCATTCAACGTGTTGACGACCTCCGCCGACAGACCATCGAACCCACGCCGCATATCGACCGGTCGGCAGGCCAGGTACACTTTCGTCCCCGCGGCAATCTGGATCACGACGCCTCACCCAGCGCTGCAAGAACACGCCGCAATGCCTTCTCATTAACGAAGGCGTCAACGCGAACGCGAACACCATTGGCAAGATCGATTTCGATGACGCCGGGGCGCTCGTCCAATGTCGGCCCTTTGGCCGGCAACACCGATTTGGGCCGCGCCGAACTCGCCTCCGGGGGAGCCGCCGCAGAGGGGGCGACCGGTATCGTCATCGCAGGCCCTTCGTCATCGCCTCGTCCAAACACACCGATAGGAATGAAGTCCAAGGCGGGTTGCGGCAGAAGCACAAGGGAATCCGGCCTGTGACCGAGCTGTCCGGCCTCGGCTGCCCGTATCCAGCGGAAAAGCAGGTTGCTGTTGACCCCGCGCCGGCGCGCCACCTCCGCTACCGAGTTTCCGGGAAGCTGCGCTTCTTCAACAATTCGCCATTTGTCTTCCAGCGACCAGTTTCGTCGACCGCGCTTCGCCGCTTCGCTCATTCCCGACATCAATCACCGCCATAGTGTCCACTTAGCACTTGGTGGACACTATCCCACTCCACGGCAGCGCCGGTAGGCGGTCATCACGCCACGCTTACGATGCTCTGGCCATAGACCATTAACGCACAGGCCCGCGAAAAGCCGAATTGACTCTTTCGGCTGAGAGAACATATGAGGAACACTAGCGCGTTGCGGGCGCTTCCACGACATGGGGCAAATGTTGAAACCTCAAACGAGGAGGATCATCCGTGTCCGAGCTACCGAAGCCGAAATACAAATGGCGGCAGACCTGGCCGGAACACCCGAAGCACTTTACTGGCTTCGACGGCGAACGGAAATTCGCACACATCCACTGGTACCATATGGGGTGGTGGAACTGGTTCATGTGCTGGCATTGGGCTAAGAACGCGAGCAGATGGAAGCGTCCCAACGGCCAGGCAGACTCCGCGAGGGCGGCAGCTCTTGAAGCCGAGGCGTGCTACGAAGCCGTCCTGAGGTGCAAATGGCCCGGCATGGTGCCCGAGGATTTGCAGTGCATGCTCGACAACGAGGAATGGATGCGCACCAGAGCGTAGGCTCTCGGGCATTCAGGTCCCCCAACCTGTTAGCAGGTGCCCGCGCCTCGCCTCGCGGGTACTCACATTTTGCAGCCGGGTAGTTTTCTTTGGAACCATCGCCACCCCTCTGGTTAGAGGGCACCGCTAACCAAGGCGGGCTGCTGACGAGGTGTGACGAACTGCAGGGCAGCGCCCTTATAGCTTCAGGGTGCTGCCGTTGTTTGTCTCCGAGTTTGCGGACAACCGGAACACGGCAAGCTAACCGCCGTCGGCGCTGACGCTCAACGTCTCTTCTGATCAGGGAATGGCTCTCGCCCCAATGCCCGCGCGATCTTCCGATAGTCGCGTCCGCCCATCCCGGGTATCCGCAGCATCTCGACTGCGGACAGGTGCTGCATATCCTCGACTACCTCATATCCGAACTGGTTAAGCTCGACGAGGAGGTATGGCTTAAGCTTCAAGTCTTCAAGTTTCGTGCTCATGTCGACATCAGATCAGGCCAACTCGCGGAGCGCAATTGCATGATTATGCAACGTCAAGCGGCCTAACTCTGAAAGACAGCTTGCGAGACATGGCCGAAGCTTGACAATCACACCCTTGAGAAATCTAAAGGGTGGCTAATGCAATCCACAAGCGATGGGATGGGCGTCAGAATGAGTTTTCTAGCCCGGCTCGCCGGTATAGTCCGACGCCCGAAAACTCCGGACTTTGTATCCTTTTGGCACGGCCCCATCGATGGAGTAACATATGGTTGCCTTGCCTCTTTCCCGTATCACGGCGCCCGCCTTCGGCTATACTCTTACGACGACAAAATCCAAGTTCCTCCTGGCATTGATTTGGCTGATGCGCGTGAAATTTGCCCAGATACGAGCTTGATCGGGCGATATATCGCCGATGGGAAAGTGGAGTTCGCGAAATTCTCGAATCTGTTTCGCTACTTGTTACTGAAGCAAACCGGCTGCTGTTGGGTCGACGCCGACCTCATTTGCCTGAGACCTCCTGAATTTCAACATGACGAAATGGTTTTCGGATATCAGTCTCGTAAGGACTATCCGCAAGCAATCAACGGAGCAGTTCTAAAGCTCCCTCGTGAACACCCTGTATTGGCGGACCTGATTCGTCATGCGCGTGATGTTGTGGATTTGGACGAGCGTTGGGGTGCCATCGGGCCCCGGCTAATAACGTCAAAATTCAATGAGGCCGGCTTATCAGAGTTTGCCAGTGCAATCGCTGATTATTACCCGGTTCCCCCGGCTGATTTCTGGAAATTCATATTGCCAGAAGGTCGAGAAAGCGTCGAAGAGGCTGTGCGGGAGTCAAAGTTGCTCCATCTCTGGCATAAAAGGTTCGAATTGGCCGGGTACAACAAAGAGTTCGCTCCCCCAGTGGGCTCGTATTTGCACCACGTTTTGGAGCGCGTCGGCGGATTGGATCGATTCACCGGAATTTACGAGGGCGATGAACTCAGAGTGCAACTCGGTCGCTGGTTGCCCTCAGCGAAACAGTCTGGCGTCAAGAGCTAATCATTAGGCATGCGCGACCATGCCGTCTCAGCGCCGCAACTGCGCTCCGTCACGCTGGCCGGCTTCGATCCTTTGCAGGATCTCGCGCATCACACGAGTATCGATGGAAAGGCTGTTGAGGGTGTTCTCTACGGCCTTCATTGACGTTGCCGCTTCGGCCGCCTGCTTCTCCACCGCCGATATCCGGAGCTCGTGATTGTCGATCTGACGGAGGGAGACTTCGGCAGCCGTCAGCCGCTTGTCGAGGCGGTCAATGGAATTGGCTTGCGAATCCTGGTTGGCGTTCACCCTCTCCCAGGTCGCGCCCCACGCTATGAGGCCGCCGGCAAAGCCGAACAGGATCACCAGTGTGTTGAGGTTATATTCAAACCTCCATTTCGGAGTTGCGACCATTTTTTCGGTTTCCTGTGTTTCAGCCAATGCCCTGCCCCTCGTATGCGATGCTGGATGGTTTACTGCTGCGGGTCGCCGTGGCGGGCGCATTCCGCTTTTGTCCAAACGGCCGCTGCACAGATGCCAACGACAGTCCGGTCTATTTTCCGCTGATCCGCCGGCGTCGCGCCGCGCGCGCCGATCAGATCAGTGCCCACCACCCGGCGGAGACCGTCGACACTTCCCGGCGCCGAAGTCCCACATCCCTGGAGGGCAAATGTCAAAGCGAGAGCGGACATCATCCGCAGTGCGGCCAGCTTCATTGTTCTGCCTTTCTATGATTTGACGAACATCATCGCCGCCCTGCCGGTAGATCCAGGCGACAACGGCGACGACGGTTGCGAGAACGGCAGCACCCGCGATCAGGCGAGGAGTGGTGAACATCACGCCATCCCCTTCACCTGCTTCGCCACGGCCTTCCGATCGGCGTTCTTGCGCCAGCAGAGAAAGCCGGCGATGCCCACGAACGCGACAAGGATCAGCAGGAGATTTTGCCAGGGTATGCCGCCGATCGCCGTGAGCAGCGAAGCGCCTCCCCCGATAACAGACGGGGTGATGACCTCTTTCGATTTCCACCACGGCGCATCGAGGCTGGGAGGCGTGACCGGTACCGGGACCGGTTTCTCTTCAGTCACCGGAGCGGCCCTGACTTCCGGCCGTGCAGCTTCGCCGGGGGTGAGCGCCACAAGCGCCTTGTGCATCGCGGCGCGGGTCTTCGGACCGACATCGCCGTCGACCTGCAGCCGTTGGTCAGCCTGGAACTGAAGGACGTTGTCGGCGCGGTAGCCGAGCAAGACGAGCGAGATCCGCGCCAGCCGGTCGAACCGGTCGGCCAGGCCGTTCTTGCCGCCATTGATCTTCTTCGTAATGGTCTCGGCGTCGCCTTCGTCGGCCCAGCGGTTAAGGCCGCGCGTGTCCCAATAGAACAGCGGCACCAGGCCCTCCCATGGATCGGTGTTCACCGCATCGGGGTTATCAACAAAGTCCGGGCAGGCCAGGTCGGCCGCTCGGCACCAGTCACGGAATTGACGGTAGTTGTGCTTGCCGGTGAGTTGCATGCCGGTGCGACCGCGGTAGCGATAGCCGTCACCGTCCTTCTCCGGTGTGTTGCCAAGATCGGTACGGGTGTCGTAGCGCTGCTGCGCCGGCGTCGGGCCCCAGATTTCGCGATCGTACCGGAAGTCGCCGCTTTCATGCATGAGCTGGGCGAAATACTGGGCGAGGCGATGCGGCCGATCCATTCCGAATCGGTCTCCGTATCGGTCCAAAGCAACCAGCACGGACGCTAGATTGCTCTCGTTCACTCTGCCCTTTGCGGCAGCGCGAACATGCTGAGCGGTGATAGCGCTCATCGGCTTCTCCTGATTGGTTGGGAATGATTTGGCTGGGCCCAGAAAGGGCGACGAGGATTAAGCCTGAAAGGCGAATGGTCAGAGGCTGTGCGCCGTGTTTTGCTGTTTGGAGCCGTCTCTTTCGTAGGTAGACGGTTAGAGGTCCGCCGCTTCCGCAGAGGCGACGGACCTCAGCCTTTTGGCCCAATTTTCACGCCGGCGGCATCGGTCTAAATTTGACAGCGCGCCAACGATGAGAGATGGACATGAGCGATCGCGAATACGAAAGCGCCGGCGAGACAGGACCGGACCTCTTGGAAGCTGCCGCACAACAGTGCGTCGCTTCGGATCTCCTAGACTTCGCCGCGCAGCTCTCAGGCCTCGCCGAAGAACTCAAGGCGTTGGCCGCGAGGCCGATTGAGACTGCGCCGATGTCTGCCGGGTCCGATCAGGCTGAAGCAACGTCTTCTGACCTCTGAGCAGCCTCATCCCCGAACACGAGTTCGAGGGCGACGGGAACAGTATCCCGAGCCATGTGGTCTCCTGATTTGCGATTGTGAATGCGTTTGATGAGCGGTATCGATGGCCGTTAAGAAGGCCGACTCTCACTAAGACACAGTGGAAACCCATGCTTCAGTTCAATTCGTTTACTCTCCTGATGGCGGCACTATCGCTATCGGTTCTAGGATGGCCGACCGAGGGCCATGCTAACCAAAAGCAGGCGAGCACCTGCGACGCGGCGGTTATGTCTCGAATCTTGGACGAGAGGGACAAAGGGCCAATTCACCTGACCTGCAGTGTGACGCTTCCAAAGAATACGACGCTTTACAAGAGCATTATTTTCGAGGGGTCAGCTGCTTCGAGAGCAACGCTCGACTGCAACGGAAGCGTGATCGACACCTCCGCTGGGCAAAGCAGGATGGAAAAGACAGCCATCATTGTTCGGTCAAGAAAGCGCACCGACGGTCACTGGGATGCCCCATTGGCCGTCACTGTCAAGAACTGCACGATTAAGGGCTTCATGCGTGTGTATGGGTTGGATGAAAATGCTAACGGCTCCAATATGCGGGCGTCATCCTTCAATGCCACTCATACAGAATTCGCCCAGGCATCGGCGCCAAAACGCACCAGTTTCCTAAACCTTTCAATCGTCGCACCTGGCGGCGCTCCGCTGTACATCGGACCCGGCGTCACTTGGACAACGCTCGCCCAGTCAAAACTGAGCGGGTACACCACCGGCACCGCCGTCTATCTTGATGCTGAGTCCGGCAGAAATTCTATTACAAATAACCTATTTTCCATCAGCACGAAGAGCCGGGAACTAATTGCTGTAGACGGCTCAACCCGAAACGAAATCATTGGGAACATATTCAAAAATCCCGTCAATGGAGGCATTTTTCTCTATCGCAACTGCGGCGAAGGCGGCGTCATCCGTCACCAGCGCCCAAACTTTAACGTGATCTCTAATAATACCTTCGAGTACGCTGGAGATACCGGAGCAGCAAAGCCTGCTGTATGGCTGGGATCGCGCGGCGGGAAACAAAAGTTCTGCTTCTCCGACCCAAGGGCACGGTTCGGCAGCAGTGCTAGTCCAATGGATCTTGCTCAAAAGAACACGGTTACTGGAAACCGCTTCATTGGAGGGAACTCGAAGCTCATCCGCAACACGGATCCGACAAATATCATTGAGAGGAACAGCACCAATTAGCCCTTCCAGTGCTCCATTTCCTCAAAAGAAAACTTCACCTTCCGAGACCGATGCCATGTGATGCCGCTCTTGACGACTTTCGCTGGGGTTCCGGCAAGAATAACGCCCCCTTCGTCGAAACTGCCGTTCACGAATGACATGGCGCCGACGATGCTGTCGGAAGGAACAATTGATCCTTTGTTTATGATTGCCCCAACGCCGACCCACACGTGATCTCCAATGGTGACCGGAGCTGGATGATTTAGTCGCATTCCGGTTGCCCGATCTATCACCGAATGAGCGTCTGTCGTCCGGATCTCAATGTCGCGGGAGAACATGCACCATTTGCCGATGTGGACGTCGCAGTTCTCTTGGCAAAGTATGTAGGCGCCAACCGTCGTAGAGTTATCGCCGAACGAAACGGTTTGGCTTTTCCCCTTTACCAATATCTCGCCGCGGAAATCACAGTTCTCTCCAATCAACACTTTGTTGTTGCTGCCGCGGATCGTTATTGTTCCTGAGAAGCGGCTCCCCTTACCGATAACCACAACATTACCGGACCCAGTTGGGACAGAAAGGGCTCCTTTGACGAGAACTGACCCTTCATCGCGGAAGAGGTTCCCCTCCCCTAGTCCATCTGCGAAGGGCTTGGTCTTTGGTTTTGGCTCAGGCTTTCGGCCCACGCGCAGTCGGGACAGTGCAGCTTTCAGTATCACCGCGTTCCTCCATGGTCGGAGCGACCTTTAGAGGAAATCAGTGAACCCAATCAATTACAATTCAGCCTTGCGCTGTGGGAACAGGAAACATAGTGTCCACGCCGCTCAGACTTGGGCATGTAGGAGGCTCAATTGGTAAAGACGTCAGTCATTCTTGCGGAAGCGGCGAAGACTCCCCTTCGCGTCACGAGCGGCGTTTTGCGCCGATACCGTGCAAAGCAAGGCAAGCCCCCTCTATTTCTCTTCGGCTTCAACGACTGGAAGACCTTCATGCACGACTGGTTTCCAGATCGAGAGGTCATTTTCACGCCGATGAACATGTGGCCTGTCGACTTCGAGATAAACTGGAAATGGCGCATATGGAGCGATCCGAGAGCCGAGGTTCTCGCCTGGCAATACAAAGCGCCTCCGCAGGTCAAAAGCTTTTGCCGCCGTCACAAAATTCCATTCCACTACGTCGAGGACGGTTTCATCCGATCGATTGGTATCGGCGCCCTGCACACTCCTCCAATGTCAATGGTGTTCGACAGGCAGGATATGTATTTCAATGCCAACGAGCCGACGGATTTAGAAGACATTCTCCGTAAGTACGACTTCGACGGCGATTCGGCTCTGATGGAGCGTGCCGTGGCGCTGAAGCAGCGGCTACTCGACTCCCGTGTTAGCAAATACAATTCCGGTGAGGCCTTTGACCCTGAGCAGGCGTTCGGTGCCAAACTCCGAAAGCGCGTTCTTGTTATAGGTCAGGTGGAGAGGGATGCTTCAATCGCGTATGGCTCCCAAAAAAAGTACAATAACAACGATCTGGTTTGGCTCGCCGTGCGAGAGAACCCAGACGCGCAGGTCATCTACAAACCGCATCCAGAGGTCTTGCAGGGTACGGCGGAGGCCGAGTCCGATCCGTACGCTGTCAGCGGCGCAGCGATGGTACTTGACCAAGACGTTAGCCTGTCCGATGCACTCGACACCATCGACCACGTTTACACAATCACATCGCTCGCTGGCTTTGAAGCGCTACTCCGAGGCATAAAGGTCACGACGTTCGGTTGCCCTTTTTACTCGGGATGGGGCCTGACCGACGACCGGCAACCTAACCCGCGCCGCGGAAGGACGCTGAGCGTCGATCAAATCTTTGCTGCAGCGTATATACTCTATCCGAAATATTTCGACCCCATCGCCAGAGAACACATAGAGGCCGAAAGAGCCCTCGATATTTTGTCTCATATGCGAGGACTTATGCCGATACGAGAAGACCAGAACTCAGAGGAGACCTCCGATGTTGTGACCTTGCTCGCAAAAGCGATCGCCCAGGCGCTTCAAAATCAGGCTTGAGCCAAGTTGTTCAGCGAAAGGCTGTCGGCAATTTCGGCAAGCGAAAAGACCCCCTTTAGTTGGGCTAATTTCCGTCATCCGCGCACCACCTTATTTGTAGGTGGCTACTTGCGAGTTTGCGTCGCGGCGGTTAGTCCTCAGCGAGGCAACTGGGGATTGACAATGTCTGAAAGCTCAATCGAGAGCCGGCCGTCGCTGGGCGAGCTGATTATCGAACTCATAACCGCGCTAAACCACCAGAACGCATTCTTCGATGACCCCTCGGAGGAAAGCGGCGGCCGCGACGAGGTGCAAGAAATCGTAAAGAAGATCGATGAACTCTACGACCGCCGAACTACCGCCGACTAGCTCTCCTTTATGAGATCACACAGCGATGCCCAGATGCGCGAGCACATTGCGGATCTGGGTCGCCATCGTCGACAGCTCTGCGTCGGTGACATAGCGGTCGTACATGGCAACCGCCGCAACATCGCACTGCCCTTGCCATGAAAGGCTATATGAGCTGCCGATGCGGAAGTCGCCGGCGGCGAGGACACGCGCCTGAGCAGCGAATGTAGCAGCCGCCGTCGTGGCTGTTGTAAGGTTGTCCCGTTGCGCCCGATCTGTGCGAACGCGGGAGGCGACGAGACTCCAGCCGGTAAGCGTCGTCGCTATACTCGTGCCAGAGGATGTTACGGCTGTGTTTGTCCCGTCAGTGTAGCGGGAGCCGCTCATCGTCGCGAGCGAGGGGCTCGAATTGCTGTAGATGCTCGCCCCGGAAAGACTACTTGCAACATAACCTGCTCTTGAGCCTGATCCGAAATTGCTGACAAACATCGGCGAATGCGCTTGGTCTGCCATCGTATCCGTTGATTTGAGCGCAACAATGTGCGTGAGCGCTTCAGTGTCCTCGATTTTGGTTTGAAAGAAGCTTTGCCCGCCCTTGAAACGCAAAAACGCACCTTGGTCCGATGGCGTGCCGAAAACCTCGGCGTCAACTCCTCCGAGCGCCAGGTTTCTGGCCGAGGCGCGGACGCCGCGATTGAAGAACCACAGCCCTTTCAGGCCGCTTTCGACGGCCGCGTTGAAGCCAACTGCCGACGCCGAGAAATCGGCGCCGGGTACGAGAATATTGGTACCCATGTAATTTTCTCCTTGGGGCAATGAGAGATTAGAGAGCGCCTTGCGCCACGGCCGCGGCAGCCGCCGCGAGCACTTCGGAGACGCGCGCAATATTGAAGGACGACAGGTGCACCGTGTCGGAGAGGCTTGCCGTCTGAATGCCGAGATCAGAGGTCGATCCTGCGTCCAGCGCAAAGCCGACTTCCTGCGAAGCCATCGCCCAGATGGGCAGCAGGCGGATATCGACGTCCGCCTGGTCGCGGACGAATTTAATCTGGCGCGACAACACCTCGAGGTATTCTCCCCAAACCGTATCGCGATCACTGGAGCGTGATACAGGCGGAAACCAGAGAACGATCTTCGTTCCCGGCCGCGCCGCCTGGATTTGCCCGCACATGATCGTAAGGCCGTCGCTGATAGCCGGCCCGAGATCCGGCGAATTCAAGTCGCGGATGTCATTGGTGCCGAGGCCGATGAATACGACATGGGGATCGGCGAGCGTGAAGCGATCGAGGTAGAAGTCGAAATCGAAGACATTCCCGTTCCGGACGACCGAAGGATCGTCGCCGCCGGTCGCTACCCGGAGGAAAGGGTTTTTCGTTTGCTTCGTTGCTTTATCGGAGGCGAGATAGGTTGCCTCGTCACCAGGCGCGACGATGGAAACCCGATCGGTCACAGCATAGGTGAAGTCACCGAACTCCCAGCCCTCACGGCCTTCGCCGAGCGGCCCCGTGACGTCCGATGAAATCTGACCGATCCCTGCCCCGTTCAGCGTCCCGATGAAAGTCAGCGTGTACCCCTTTGCAGCGGCCGCAGCGTTCATGCGCGCCGCCATCTGGCGGTTGGTGATGCTGTCGCCGATCATCAGCACCCTCGCAGTGTTGAGCGAACCCGGTGCCACAGGAGGGGTCACGACGGAGAGTGTCGCCTGATGCCGTATGTCCGGGTTGACTTCATCTAGCCGCGTTTGCAGGTAGACCGTGCCGCCGCATTCCGTGAGGTCGACCACGAGCTCGTCATCACCGAGCCTGCTGTATGACGGGCGAGATCCATCCGTCGCCGCCTCGCTGTAGAGCGATGCCCGCACGCGGGAAATGTCGCTGCGCTCCGGCAGGATGTTGCGGGCATAGAGATGCGTCTCCGCACCGTCGAAGGCGACGAGATGGCCGCCAATGAGCGGCGAAGCGTCGAAGCCGAAATTGAACCCATCATCCTCGCCACCGGAAACGCCCGGGGCGCGGAATTCCGTCGGCGTCAGAGATAGCGCTTTGAAGCCGCGCTCATCCTGCACGGCAAGAACCTCATCGGGGCTGCGCGTGTCGCCGAGTTCATAGCTGCGCGCCGGCGGGTTCTGGCGCAAGGAACCATCGGTCTGGAGCTGCATTCCGACAAAACCACGATCGTCATGAAAGCTCGCTGCAACCTGCGCCACCTTGGCGACCAGTAGATCGCCGACGCGCTGCCAGCCGGCGGGCGACGTACTCCAGGCATATTCGCCCTCGTTCGCGACCGAGCCGCCGACGACTGGGTCTGTATGAGTGCCGGCGTCCGGTCCCGCGACGCGCCCTGCTTGACCGTTCGTCGTTCCGGCGATCGCCGCCAGCGCGGTCCATGTTCCCTTCTGCACCAGGCCTGCCGAAGCCGCCTCGGCGATCAGTTCAACCTCATTTATCTGCGTCTGCAGGTCGGCCGCCGTGTTGGCGATCTTCGTATCGATCACTGGACCAATACACCGGATCGTTCTCTTGTCTGGTTCAACTGGATCTGACGCTGGTCCGTCCGGCCAAGCAACTGCGAAAGCATCCCTGATTTCATCTGCCATGAAGCAACTCCATGAAGGATCGACCCGGCGCGCGGCCGAGGTCGATAAGACTTTAGATTTTTGGTTTGATCAGACGATCGTCACAGTGACGGGGCCCGAATAAGGGCCTTCGACGTCCGAGCCGTTGAGCGGGACCGCATAGTAGTCCCAGACGCCTTGTGGTGCGCAGCTCGGGGTTTCTGGGTAGAGGATGACATTGTCCACCGAACCCGCGAACGTCGAGCTTTCATTGAAACCGGCAGAGACGTTACCCGCCAGCGATGTCATCGATCCGCGATACGTGCCGTTTGCGGTCCGCGCGACACCGTTGACGACCGTTCCGCCATTAAACCTGGTGAAGACGCTCCCTGCCGTCAGGTCGAGGACGTCGAACTGATATCGGAAGACGGTTCCCGGCGGGGTCAGCGTCACCGTCTGGAGAAGCGAATTGGCGCTCCCAGCCGCGTGTGTTGCCTTGCCGCTGGCGATAGTCCAGCCGGCGCCCTTCGACCACACCGTATCAGTGTCAAAACCACTGTTGGCGAACAGGTTGATCCTCGTATCGTCGCCGTCCGTGAACGAATAGCTTGCTGACGGCGCCACTGCGCGCGTGCCGACCAGGGTTGCAGTATCTGGTTCGAACGCAGAACCAGAGGGCACCCGATATATCTCGACCGACCGGACGTGAGAGTCGTTACCGGTCGAGAAGCTGAACGCCGCATTGCCGAGCCGCGGCGCCGATCCGGTCAGCGTGAACGCTGTGAGCGCGGCCGGCGGCGTGGGATCGGATGTAGACGTGACGGTTTCGGTTACAGACCAGTTCGAATACCGCCTGTTAGAGGCAATAAACGCAGCCTGAACGTCCAGAACCTTGTCTGCCGGGACGTTCCCAGTCGAAAGGTCGATGTATCCGCCGGATGGCTCGGCACTTGGGTTCTGTTGTTCAACCCAGGCACCCGGCGTCCCCAGCCCGTCTGCATCGGCTACCCTGTAGCGAACGACCGGTGTGAAGCTGCCGTCCTCGGGATCGATGATCACGACACGGATATAAACACTGCCCCCGTTTGCCTTGGCCTGGATAAGGTTGATAACCGGCGTTGGGATATCCGAAGCGTTCACGGCTGGCGATACCGGCGGCTGCTGCCCCTCTTCCGTCGCCGGGTTCCAATCGTCGATCCCTTCGGGATGCTCGATGAAATCCATCGTGAAGCCGCCCTTCGTGAGGGCGACGATGGAGCGGCGGTTCTCGATCAGTTTCCCGTTCAGCTTGGAGAGCCGTTTCGGCGTCTCCAGCCGAACCCACCGCGCATAGACGGCGTTGATACCGGAAAGTCGGACATCAAGGCTGCCCTTGACCTCCTGGCGCTGGCGCAGCCAATCACGCTTGCCGAGACGCCGGGCTTGCCGCCACTGGTGGCACCATTCGTAGCTCCCCTCCATGGTGAGGACGCGGCCGGCGGCGATCTGAGCGTCCGTATCCTCGAAGAAGTCGGTATCGCAGCTCGTGTAGTTCGTCGCCGGATAGGTGAATTTGGGCACGAGGCGGTTGCACTCGTCCTCGAAAAGCACACCATATTGAACGTTGTGACCGACGATATCGGCGTCGGTCAGCGTTGCTGTCCTGCTTTCCCGGAACTTGCCAACCGTGAGGATGCGCGCGCCGTCGCCGCGGGCGACAAGGTGACCGTCGCACGTGGCGAGGATCGCGTTCAGTCCGGACTTCGGCCCGTTCTCTGTCGTGTCCCAGCCGTTGCACTGGTAGCGCTTTTCCGTGCCGCCGCCGGCGAGAGGAACGTCCTCGTCGCAGATGTCGGCTTCCTCCTTCCAGAGGTCGATGACCGGCAGCAGCGCCTTCGTGTAATCCAGACCGAAGCCGAACTCGTTGAAGCAAAGATGCCAAGCCAGAATGACCGCCGAATTGCGGGTCCACGTCCAAGTGGCCGGATCGGTTGGGCTTTGTGCTGGATCGCGGAAATCCCAGCAATAGGCACCGTCGATCTCAACCGAAGGCGATGGTGCCCCGTATGGGAATGCCGTCTGCTGATCCTGTGCATCGGCATTGTGCGCCTGCATGGCGAGGGACGCCTGCCCGTCTCCTCGATGATCGTTCGTCCAGATGCCGTCCGCGCCCAATGCCAAGACGAGCTCGGCATAAGGCGTCTCCGGGTTTGCGCCGAGGCGGGTATAGAGTTTGACGTTCGCGGAGCCTGCACCGTATCGGCCGCCTGTGGTGAGCGGCGTCACGACGTTGTCGACAACCGTCACCTCATCGTCGTTGAGAAAGAACCGGTTGAATGATTTGATCTTGTGACCGGCGATGGCCTGCACCGAATAGAGGTTCGAGCCCTTGGCCTCCCACATCATACGCGCGCCGGCCAGTCTGGTGCGACCGACGGCATAGACGCGGAACGGGATCGCCTGGTTGAGCGGCGCCCGACCGTCCTCCGGCTTTGGTGGCTTCGGTGCTTGTGCCAGCAGCGCCTGCAGACCGATCGAGATGGCTGTCGTCGCGATCGCCGAAGCGATCGACGCGTACGAAATCGATGCGACCCCGATATTGAAGGCACCGGTTCCGAGAACCGCGGTAAAGATCGGCGTAAAAATCGGATCGAACAGAACTTCGCTGTAAAGCGACGTCGTGCAGCCCAGCCCATAGCGCTGCAGCATCATGCGGTGATGGAAACTCATTCGTTTCGATCTCCATCGGGCGCGCGCCAGGCTGCAACGTGATCAAGTTTCTTGGCGATGACACCGGACGGCGCCAGCAGGGCCCAGAGGGGCCCGAAGCGAACGGCGCAGACTTCCTTGACTCCAGCCATGCCGGAAGGAGCGAGCACAACGCCGACGTCGCCGTCTTGCGGATCGTCAGTGCGAGTAAAACCGAGCGGCTCCAGGGACGCCGCGGCGAAGGCGACGAGGCCGCCTGCCTTGGCAAGGATGTCGTGAGCGCCCTCGTCCGTGCCGTATGTGCCGCGATAGGTCTCCGCAGGATCCACGCCGATGCTCTCGCGCAGCCACGTTCCGCAGAAGGTCGTGCAGTCGTCGCCAGCCACCCCGCCCCACCGGAACTGGTGTGGCAGGGCAAGAAATTCTTGCAAGGTCATGGTAGTCCTTAGAAATTCGGCCAGACTGGCTGAACGCCCCTGGCGAGACGGCTGACGCCGTCGCAGAACTTGTCGGTAGGCGAGATCGCCTTCTGATGCGGAGACGACCAGACCGAGCGCGCGCCACGAGAACGGGTCGCCTCGCCGGTCACAACGGCGAGCGACAGCGTGATGCTCGCGCTATCCCCCTCTTCGACCGGAGGACTGACCTCGCCGGTGTGCGAGGCCGTCCCGGTCCAAATTGGGATGATGCTGCTCATCGGCTGGAAATACCGATCGAGCGTTGTCAGCCCAATCTGGACCGCCGCCCCACGTACCGGAGGCAGGCTGTCGAGCATCTTCGCCGACGTCGAAGGGTCGAGACCCGAGAGGGTGAACTCGACGCTGTCTGCGGTACCGTTGACCAGCACCTCGAGAGTCGGCACGCCGATAAGGCGACCGCCGCCGAGGTAGACGGTCCCGGTCGGGTCTATGCTGTCGAAATTTGCCGGGATGTCGTTGATCCCGAACCAGAGATGCAAGGCAGGATCGGTGTCGACCCTGAGGAAGATGCCGAGCTGATGGCTGCCGCGCATCTCCTCGACGATGCTTGAGGGGACGAACTCCATCAGAACGCCTCCGTAAACTGAAGGGTCGGACGGGACTGGTACCAGCCTTCATAGTCCCAAGGCAGCGTGAAGCCGCGCGGGAATTTCATGACGCACATCGGCCGCGCGAGCTCGACGCGGGTGCCAGCCGTCACCGCCTCCCGCAGGGGCGGAGCGATGGCCAGCGTATAGAGCGGGTTCGTCCCGTTCGTCTTCGAGATGACCTCCCAGTACCGGTAAGCCCGCCATCCCTTGGTAGGATGATAGATCGAGAACCAATCCGACCAACGCAGCGGCCGTGCGGCGCCGTAGACACGCATTTTCAGAATTCCGGCTCCGAGACCGGCCGCTTCGGTGATTTCGCCGTAGACAGTCGCCTGGCTATATCCAGAGCCGTCCGAGAAGAACGATCCGTCGGAATGGGGAATGCCCCTGATGATGGGGCGCTTCTTGCCATTTATCACCGGGAACGGGCCGATGAGGTCGTTGACGATCGGCACATTGAAGAAGCGATAGCCGCCGTTCCCGCGCGCCCCAAGCCAATTGATGACCTCGTGCCGCTCGGTGTCGTCAGCCTGTAGCACGCACCGCTCATAGGTGGCGGTGACGATACCTCCGCCGCTGGTCTTGATGCTGGTCGACTCCCCGAGACCGTTGACGCCGCCGTCAATCGCCGACCCGGGATTGTCGAAGCTCGCCCGGGTCGGCCGAAGATACATGATCGGCACAGTCGGCTGGTTGATGTAGACTGCCATCCATCAGCCTTTCTGCGCTACAAATCGCTTCTGCGTTTCCCCGAAGCCGACGCGACGCTGCTGTTCGTTATACTGAGACAGCGCCTGTCCAACGCCTTGCCTTACAAGGGCGCGGACATGATCATCGCCATTGGCCCCGATCACGTTGACGTTGAGGTTTGCCGGCGCGTTGGACCGCTGGCTATTGTTGTCGTTCAAGGACTGCATGAGCTTGTGATTGCTCATGACGCCCGACCCCTGCGGCAGGTTGACCAACTCCGGACCACGCTCCCCGACGACCGACAGGCCACCCGGCGCATAGTTCGTGCCGTTGGCGAAGAGGCCAATGCCCCCGCTTCTCGCCAGCTGACCCGACCCGGAGAAGATCGAGCCGGACAGGAACGAGAGCCATCCCGAACCCCCACCTGCCCCGCCTGTGGCTAAAGACGAACCCACCTGGCTCAGCCCGTTGCCGAATTGGCCGAGACCTTGGGTAGCCTGCTGCGCCGTCCCGCCGAACTTCGCCAACGCCGCTTCCGCACCGTCGAGACGGCCGACGAAGTTATGAGCGCCTTCGGGGTTGGCCCAGGAGAAGCCCGTCGGCCGCTCGAAGCCGGCGAAAGCCGCGGTCGCGCCCCGGATATCCTTAGCGCTCGTGAGCGCCTGCCATGCCCGGCTTTCTGGCCCCATGAGCTCACTATAAGCAAATTCGTGCTGCGCCAGCGCGTTGCTGAGGTTCCCCTTGCCGCCGATCGCGTTGAACAGGTTGTTCCTGCGATCGTTGTGCTGGTAGAGGCCGAAGGCGTCGCCACCGTCGCCGACCGCAAGCGGGTTGAAGGCGCTTTCAGCCTTGATATTGCCGAGGACGCCGGCGACCTGATGGTCGGCGAGCCCCTTTGACTTCCAGAAGTTCCATGCCAGTTGGGCACCGGATCCGGAAACGGGACCGAGCGACGAACGGGCCACGGTGCCCACTGGAGCGGCAAAGGAGGCGTTATCGTTTGCAGCCCCGCCGAGGAGGTTCGTCACGACGCCTCCGGCCCCGGAAGACTTCCCGCTTCCGCCGGTCAACCAATTGGCTGCGGCGGTTGCCAGTTGATCAAAGATCGCATCCCAAGCCTTCTCGCTGGCTTTCTGGGCGGCACTCAAAGCCGACTTGACGATGGCATCGCCGATCTTCCCGCCATTCTCCCATGCCTCCTGGTGGACGCCTTGGAAGAAGCCCTTGAACAGGTCCTTAGCCTCCTCCTGCCGGAGGCCTTGGCGAATGGCATTAGCCTCAGGCGAGTTCAGATCCTCGTTGAAGCCGTAGCGGCTAAGCGTGCTCGCAACCTGCCGGTCCATGGCGCTGCGCTCGGCCTGGCGCTCCTGAAACGAGATGTCGAGCCAGAAGTCAGCCTTTGCCTCTGCCGCCTGCCGGTACGCTTTGGTGACGTCGTCGACCTTCTCCTTCTGGGATTCGAGCTCGAAGAAGTTCGGCTTCTGGCCCGGTACAGGGACGGATGTCAGCCGACCATCAGAGTTGAGAATGGTCGTGGCGTCCGGATCGCCGCTCAGTTCGATGTTCGGCCGGCTGGTCGGAACACCCGGGTTGCGCGGCATGAAGTCCGCGGTCCGCATTGTCCGGCCGTTCTCGGTGAAGAACGAACCCGAGATGATGTCCTGCACGTTCGTGCCGCCGGCAATGGCAGCAATCCACTCTGAGCGAGCCTTCTGCGCAGCTTCCACGCCGCGATAGATCGCCTCGGTGACCTTGTCGAAGGCATCCCGAAAAGCGAGAACTTCAGGGACACCATACTGTGCGACAGCAGACGATAGTTCCCGCTGCACACGGTTAAGGTCCGCCATGGATGCGGTACCATCGTCCAATCTGTCTCGCAGATCGCCCCAGGCTTCCCGCAGGTCGCGAATAATGACTGCATTGGCCTCATCACCGCGGAGGGCGCGGAATGCCGCTTGGCCCTGCCGCTGGATCGTATCGAGATTTTCGGAAAGCCCCTCCAGCTCGCGCCCGGCGATGATCTCCGAAGCCTCCCGGCCCTGCGTGATCTTATCGGCGCGATCGAGCTCGTCAACGTAAGCCTTAAGTTGCGGCGCAGCGTCGCCCCAAAGAATGGCCGCGCGTCGAATCAGATCGTTCTGCTCTTCAAATAGCTTACTCGTCTTGTCGGTACCGCTTTCGGCCGTCGTGAAATACTGGATCAGCGCGGCCGTCCCCGCCGTCAGACCGATGGTGACCAGAGCGACCGGGCTGATAAGCGACGCAAAGGCAGTCGCAAGGCCAGCAACAGGCCTCTCCATAGAACCAACCACTGACGCAAGCTGCGTTCCCTGCTGTAGGCCGATCATCAGCGGGTTCATGCCCATTGCCGCGGTTACGGCGATGTCCTGAAATTGGTATCCCACGTTGGCAGAGTTGAAGCCCTGCGCACCTGGGCGATTGGTGTTCGCAGCCTTCACCGCAGCGCCGGCGGCCGTCGCCGACGTCTTCAGCCGTTCATAGGCCTGGCGCTCACGATCGAGCGCCTGCGTCATCTCCTGGGCCGTTATCGCACCGAGCTTGTGGGCTCTCTGGATTTCACCGATCGACGCCTCATAATCGCGCGTGGCTTTCGCCAACGGCTGAAACTTCAGCGTGAGCCGCTCGACTTCCATCCGGAAAGCGCGCACATGCTCGTCCTGCGAGCCGAACGACCGGCCGAGATCGTCAATCGGCGGCTTGAGCTTCCCAGCGCCCTGCCCTGCTGTCCCGAGCGCGCCACCAAGCTGCTCGACCTCGTTCTCGAGCTTTCCAACAGCGTGTTGAGTGCGGCCGGCGGCTGCGGTCAACTGATCGAGGTCAGCCGCACCTTTGACGGCCGGCGCGCTATCGATCTTGAAACCAAGGGTAGCTTCCGTCATGGTCAGCCTTCCTGCCGAAGGTTCGGTTTAATTAGGGGTGTGGGATGAAGCAGTGTGTTAGCTGCCGACAAGAGAAGTATTTTCTGAACGCTGCTGGCATCTGCGACACATGCGCCGAACGCCTGGCAGAACAGGCGGAGCGGGAGCGGATCAGAGCCATTATTTTGACGACCGGGTTTGACGTCCCTGACCGAAGGACAACGGAGATCATCGGGATCGTTGCCTCTGAAGCAGCTCTTGGAATGAACATCTTCAAGGACATTGCGAATAACTGGCGAGATGTCCTTGGCGGTCGGTCAACCTCGTCACAAACAACTTTGAAAGAAGCGAGGACTGCATGCCTCGATGGGCTTCGAAGGGAGGCAGCAAAGTGCGGTGCTGATGCAGTGATTGCCGTAGATCTCGATTACAACGAGCTTTCGACGAGTTCTTCTGGTGGCATCGTTTTCGTTGCGGCGACCGGCACAGCAGTCAAACTCGCCCCCATGGATGCAGCGACCTAACGCACTCGTCTCACCTTCGCTTCGATGGGAAAAGCGCATCGAACAGGCGCGACGTGAGCGGGCGCTCGGAAATCTGGGGCTTTTCGGCTTCCGGCTCATCCTTCTGCGCCATAACTTCGCGGCGCTTCAGGTCCATCGCCAGGATGGCGTCCAGTTGCCATTGCTTGAGGACGAGGCCGCGAAGCCTCGCCCATTCTCCAATTGCCTGAAACCCAAGAGCATTGGGCCCATAGCCGTTGCCGGTGCGCTGGCTGTCCAGTTCCCGGAACCAATACCAGACCTGCTCACCGGCCGCCGGCACGACAATCTTCTTGCCGTTTTGCTGATCCTCGATCAGCTGGCAGAGCCGGCCGATGAGCTTGGCGTAAAAGACGAGCGGCGGACCGCCCTCACCTCGATCTGTTCACGGATGATCCGGAACTTTGAATAGAGGTTGCGGACGTTCTCCTCCGAGAACGGGACAACGCTGCCGCCGATCTTCGGATTCGGCGACCAGCTCACCGTCGCCTTCGCGAGGATGGCGACCATGCGGGCGTCGCTGTCGTCCGAAGGCGCTTCTCCGAGGGTTTCGCGCTCCGCAGCCGCCTTTGCGAACTCAGCCGCCACATCGCGCATCGCCTTCTGCATCCGGTCACTGTCCGGACCGACGATCCGGATCTTAAGCCCGATCGCCTTGTTCTGCTCACTCAGAATTTCGACCTCGATGCCCTCTTCCTGAGACTGGACGAGGGCTTCAAGGCCGGAAAGGTCGACAAACTCTTCGGCCATTATGCACCACCGACCGGAGAGACCGTGAGAACGGCACTGTTGATTTCGACGTTGCCCTGCAGCAGCCGAGCGGTATTGGCGCCCCCGCCGTTCTCCTGGGCCGTCATAACGATCCCGTAGAAGTACTTAACGGTACCGGTGGGAACGGTGGTCGCGGTGTGGACGCCGGATTGCGTGCCCGTCGTGGTGATCGCGGCGCCGCCCGGGGTTGCCGCCACACTGAAATCGTTCGCGGTCGGGCTGACGACGTAATAGGTCGTTCCGGCAGTGATGCCGGTCGGAAGCGCGCCGGTGGTCGAGAACTTGATAGGTGTGCCCGCAGCCAGCCCATGGGCATTCCAGGTGAATACGCTAGGCGCAGCGATGGTGACGGTGACGGTTCCCGTCTTCGCCGGCGGTGCATCGTCGAATGCGAGCTTGAATGGATAGTTGTAGTCGGTCGCCTCGGCAGCGATCATCGCGATCTGGCCGGCGTCATTCGGCAGGATGATGAAGTTGTTCTGCATTGAGCCCGCATTGCGCGTGCCCTTTGCCTTCAGGTCGCGACCCGAGGAGATGATGGATTCGGTGATGAGCGCCGCTGCATCGCCGATGGCACCCATCGTTTGCCACCCCTTGATTTCGGTGAAGCTCACCGAAGTGAAGAGGGATGCGGTGATGTCTGCATCGTCGGGAACGTCATTGACGGCCGGGCCGATATAGATCTTGGCACCGGCGACCGGGTAAAGCTGAGCCATAGCTCATTCCTTTCTGTCTGATTGCCCTTGCCGAAGGGGCTTGATCGGCAGGCCAATCAGGCCGGAACTTGCGGGTAGCAACGCCAGCGCGTCGTCACCGGGATGTTGTGATGCGTGTCGCCGGTCACGAGAATGCCGATCTCCGGATCCTCGTCGATGCGAACCTGTGTGTCCGTCCGGAGCAGCTTGGTACCGCGGCGGAAATGCGCGCGAAGCTGCCCGGCGAGGTCGTATCCGTTTACGATGGCCTGCCCCTTCGGCCACATGACGTTGGTGCGCATGAAGCCTTGCCGGATCGGGTCCATCTCAAGAGAGAGATCCGTCTCGATCGAGCGGTTGAAATGAACCTCGCAGGCGACGAACTTGCTTGTCGCGGTCGGGCTGTATGCGATACCCGGAAGCACGACAGTGACGCCGGCCGGAGGCACAAACGCCTGCGCTCTCGACAGCAGCGCCTGATAGATTTTCATTTCAACGGTGTCAGCCATCTGCTACCTCTGGCCCATGGCCGACAAAGCACTCAGCGATACCGAGGTGCATGACCTCCTGCACGAGGCGCAATCGCTGCTGCTCAACAAGACAGTGAAGACTGAGAACGGCCGGCAGGTGCTTTCCGCGGCCATCCGAGATCTCGACGTGCTTCAAAAGGCGCTGATCATCATGTCCGAGGGGACGGACCCGCTTCAAAGCGACCGCGAACCATCTCTTCCGCGCGCTTGACTGTTTGTGGCCAATCCTGCGCCTCAGCATCGACGAAGCCGTATCCAGCCTGATTGTAGAGGCGGCCGAGGCTGTCCTGTCCCACGAAGCCGTAATTCATGCGTGGCCCGTATGCCGCCTGAAACCCGAGATAGAGCGTCTCGCCGATATCGAGATTGGCGATGATCAGTTCGATTTCTCCGCTCTGATCCGGATATTCCTTCTCGCCCTCGTCGACCTGCGGCATGGCAGAGGTCGAAGCCATGAGCGAGTTCTTCAGGTTGCCAGTGTCGACTGGGATGCGGCCTCCCTGAGCAATAGAGGTCCGGACGTTATTGGCGACCATCTGCGCGGCGGTGCGTAGGACGGCCGCCTCGCGCTCTTGCTCCGCCTTCACCCATTCGGAGACCTGCGCGGCGAAGCTCAGGTTGTTCTCAGCCATCAGCGGCCCCGTGATCTGGCGTATTCCTCGCCGAAGTCGAAGTTGTATTCGACGTGACAACGGCAGCCGATAATCTCAGATGCACCGGCGCCGAGGCTCGTATCGCCCGGGAACCGCATCAGCGCACCGGAGGGCGACTGAAACGGCAGGTCCATGCCCGTCACTTCCTCTGCGTTCAGGACCTGGTGCGTGTGGCGGACGCGGCCGTCGCCAACAGAGCGCCAACGACGAGTGACGAGACTTGCATCCCGGCCGGCGCGGTCAAGCCCCTGCTGATAGGCCTCGTGCTTCGCAGCGTGCACCGATGACTGCGTTTCCGTGCGTGCGATCGTCTGGGCCCGGAGCTGGACATACCGATCAGAGAGCCGGCCTGTGATCTTCTGGACGGCGTCAGCGGGAAGTGCCTTGCCTTCTCGGATCGCTTTGGCGACCTGCCGATCGAAGCGCTTATCGCGGCGCGTCAGTGTCAGGTAGTGCTTCATTCCCTCGACATCGCCCGAGAGGAGCGCTGTGCGCGCATTCTCGACTGTGCGAGCAAGCTGGGCTGTCATGCCGAGCAAACCGCCCTCTCGGCGTCCGGTTACCCGGTTCACGCGGCCGGCGATGTCGAGAGCGATCGTGTTCGGCCCCTGCCCCTTGGCATACCCTGCTTCGATGCGCTCCCTGGCCATCTGCTTCGTGTCTTCGGTGACATGCGTGATCAGTGTCGACGACGCCTCGCGGATGATCTGCTCGGCGCGCTGGTTCTGGACGTCCCACCGAAACACGACCCGGCCGCCCATGGGATCGAACAAGCGCGGCATGTTCTTTGCTACCAGGAGGCCGCCGGCGTTGAATGCCGTCCGGACCGCTTCCGACAGCGGGCGGAATGCTGCCGGGTCGATATGAAGCGCCGCAACGGCGCCCTCGATGTCACGGCGTTCAAGCCGCTCGACGACCTCGCGAAGGACGATTTCGGATTTGATGTCCTCGATCGCCTCGCGGAAGGCCTTCTCCATGGATGGGGAAAGCTCGTCTATGAGGGCGTCGAGCTGCTGGCGGAGAGATGCCATGGTCAGGCCAAACGCGAGCTATTGCGCTGTATTTCTGCGAAGCCGCCGCGGCGGCGAATTTCCTCCGCCTGGCGCATCGCAACGGCAACGATCCGGTGCGCCTGTTCCGCCGTGACCACGTTGCTGAGATCGACAGTAACCGTTTGAAGAGGCTGGATGGCGGCCTTCTCACCGACGAGGATCGCGGCAGGAGCAGCAACGACGCCGCCGACGGCAAAGCCGAGGAACGAGCGCCGGTTCATTCCTGCGCTCCCTTCTCGCCCTTCTTGGCGGCCTTCTCTTCCGGCATCTTCTCAGCGATGCCGAGATTGATCAGCCCCTGAGCGAGGCCGCCGGACAGTTCGGCATCATCAACGACATCGCCGACGGAAAAGCGCTGGTAGTCCTTCACGAAGCGGATTTTCATGATGCGATCCTTCCTTGCACGATGAAGACGACGTTTGTCACGCCGTCGTAGTTGTTCGGGTCGGCATTGATGATGCGAAACGTCTTGCCGCTGGCGGTGACAAGGTCACCCACGGTCGGGACAACCCCGAGTCCAACCGACGAGATATAAATTTCCATATCTCCCGATAGGATCACTGTTCCGTCGATCTCGCGGGCCTCGTATTCCATCGGCACGAGTTTGGCGGGATAAGAGGCTTCGACCGGATCGCCACCGTTCACTGGATCGGGAGGCGCGATGCGCTTCACACTTCCTGTCTGGCCGTAGCGCTTTATGAGCCGGTCGGCCGTGGCTTGCGGGCGGGCATAATTGAACGTCGCCATCAGACCACAAGCGCCCCAGGGAGAATGGGTACAAGGAATGGCCAGAGCATTCCCTCGATCGCGGTGACAACGGGCGTAGAAAGCTCCACGAGGTCATCCACCGACGTCGAAGCCGAAACCGCATATTCCGTTTCGATTTTGCCGATCTTCTCCCGTTTAACCGCCTCGGCGCCGTTGACCACGGGCGAAAGGCTGCCCGGGTTCGTCAGTTCGAGGAAAGCCGCCTCATACGAGGCGTTAATGATGGGGACCGGGGTCTCGGTCGAGGAGATCGCCTCCCCGTAATAGGTAGTGGCGCCGGTGCGCGGCCATGCGCGCTCCTGAGCATACCCATCGGTCCGCCGGCCGCTGAACCGCGGCTCATACCGATCGATCACCAGAGAACCGCGCTGCCGTGCCGCCGTCTTCTGGTCATCGGTCGTGCCATCGGGAAAGACATAGCCGGCCGCCTCAGCGTAAGACGTGAAGCCTGCATTGTCGCCGTATCCAGCCATGACCAATCTCCAGTTGTCATCTGATCAACAACGATGTAACCGGCTGCTACATCAACTCGCCAGGTTTCCACGCCGATGTTTAGAATACATGGGATCAAAAGAGCGGCCGCCTGCGCGGTGATGCTGTACCCCACACTCTCATTCGCTGATCCGGGACCCGAGGAGTACACTTGGTACTTCCTGAGCGGAAAGACGCTCCTCGCCGCGTGCGATGCTTACCTCGACATAAGCGCCAACCCGAATAAAGATCAGCTAGCGGAATACTTCTTTGACGCAGGGAAATGCAGTGGCACCGTCGGGGCCACTGCCGACATTCTCGGTCTTCACAAGGATGCACTCACGGGTGGGTGGCTGCCAGAAGCGTGCATTCCGGATGATGAGCAGCTTCAGCCATTAATCGAAGCAGTGGTCTCCTATGGCAGAGATCATCCGGAGTTCGACAAGGTGAACGCACAAGCTGTTGTGCGGTACGCATTGGCGGAGAAGTACCCTTGCCCTGCAGGTACCTGCAATGGAAATGAGGAGAGTTGTGGTTAAAAGCCCGCCCCTTTAGGCGGGCTTTAGAAATCACGGCTGCGTGGCCAGCTCTTCGAGCGCAGCGACGATCTCTTCCTTGGTTGCCGGTGTCTTATCACCGAGCAGCTTCTTGGCGGCAGACTTGAAGGACATGAACTGCACGTTCTGGTCCTTCGCCATTTCGAGCACTTCGAGTGCCGTCTTCGGACCGTCGCCGTCCTGGTTGCTCGCAGCCTTGGAGACGCCTTCGATCTTGAGGAAGCGAAGGCGCTTGGCCTTTTCGAGATCGACGCCTTCGAGATCGACGTCGCGGGTCTCACCCGGTGGGATGTAGACCGCCCGGCCCTTGGAGCGGACGCCCTGCAGCGCCTTGCTGTTGTTGGTGACCTTCATGAGTGATCCTTCGGTTTACGGTGCGGTGATTTCGTCGCCGTAGGCGGCAGCACCGGGCAGACGCCATTCGGTACCGCCGGTACGGGCGATGATGCCGGTTTCAAAGCTCATGATGGACTTCTGGCGCGGCTGGAGGACACGGCGCGGCATCGGCAGGTGGAAGCGGAGAACTTCCGAATCCCGGCGATACACGACCATGCGGCCGCCTCCGTCCTGCGATGCCGTGGCGAGCTCTCGGAGCGGCTGGATGTCGAGCGGCTGGCCGGTTTCCGCCGTGTAGACGTTGTTGCGGCGGATGTATTCCAGCAACGTCAGCATGCCGTCGCCCTCGCCGAGGCGGCGGGTGGCGATGAGGCGGAACGCTTCCGGCGGCAGCCGCAGCGTGTCGACCCATTCGACCTCGGACGTGTTCTCGCGCACGCTGGAGATCAGGTCGTTGATGTCCCGGAGAATCTGGTCGTTGGACTTCGCCGACCAGAAGGTCGAAGAGCCCGTGCCATCCGCGGCAACGTCGACACGCGAGACCTGCGGGTCGTTGACGAAGCCGGTCCAGTTCTTCTCGGTAGTGCCGACCATGGCAACCGAGTTGAGCAGGCGCTCGACCTTGTCGGAAGCCGACATGGCCTTGGTGCCGTTCAGGTCGATGCCGTAAAGGGCAGCCTGGTTGACTTCCTCGAGGTTCCACTCCCAGCCGGAGCCGATCATCGCGAAGTCATGGCTGGCCATGTCCTTCGTGGCCTGGTTGAAGGGCATGTCGGTACCGGCGCCGGAGAGGAACTTCGCCTCGCCGGCGGTATCGACGGTGAAGAAGGTCGTCCCGATCGCCCATGCGTTCCCTTCCGTCACGACGGGCACGTGTGCGCCGTAGTTGAAGGTCGGATAACGCCGCTGGTAGATGCGGGTCTCGATGTTGCGCCCCTGCGCGATAACGAAGGGGAACGCGGCCTGCGCATCAGCGAAGGCCTGACGGATGATCTGATTCATTGCTCAGGTCCTTTCCTGATCAGACTGCCGGAGCCGAAGCGCGCAGGCGAAGCGCGATTTCGACGATTGCGCCATCCGCCCCGGAGGTGTCGAAGACAGCATCGGGGATGGGGCCGACGATGTTCGCACCCGCGGCGTTGACGAAACGGTGGGTCAGAGTGTTGTAGTAGACAGCATCGCCCTGACCGACGGCGGCGCCGGCCGTGACGTACATCGTGCCCATCGTCATGAATGCGCCGGTGAAGTACCGGGGATACGAGTCGGGAACGAGCACGTCCGCGGGAACGGCCGGGTTCAGAACAGCGATGCCGATGAATTCGCCGCCGGCCGCAAAGGGCACAACGCCGTGGTCCGCGGCCCCACGCTGGACCGGCTGGCCGAAGCGCACGCCGCCCAGGTTCTCGACCGTGCGGCTGATTTTGTTGCACTTCTCCTCGGAAGCGATCTGACCGTGCAGGCCCTTCGGAGGAGCATTCGTGTAGGTGGTCTGGTAAGTCGCCATCTCAGCGTCTCCTCGTTAGTTGGCCGCTGCAGACGTCTTGCCGGCCTTCATGTCGGCGACCATCTGCGAATAGGCATCTACGACCACCTTGTCGGCGTCGTTGACCTGCGAAAGGCCCTGCTGCACGACAGTGCGGAAGGGATCGGCGCCGTTCTTGCTGGCATCCTCGACGAGCATGTCGAAGCGAGCGTCCATGTAGGCTTCCGACTTGTCGGCGATGGCAGCATCGCCGAGCTTGGCGACGACGACAGCCTTGCGGATGGCCGCATCCGAGAGACCTTCGGTCTTCACGTCCTTGGCGATCGCGGTCGCCTTGGTGATGAGATCGGCGCGGGCCTGGACGCGCTTGTCGAGGTCGACGTCGGAAAGGATCTTGCCTTTCAGAGCGTCAATCTCGGCATCCTTCTTCGCCAGTTCGGCATCCTTGGCGGCCAGAGCCGTCTGATGTGCCTTCTCGGCGTCGGCGAACTTGGTGTTGGCGTCGGCAAGGCGCTGCTGGAGCGTGCCGATCACCGTGGCACCCTGGTCGGTTACTTCAACCGGGATGCCATCGACGGTAACCGTCTTCAGGGTCATGATCTTGTCCTCTTTCGGTTTCTGATCACTGGTGAACGGGGCAGCGCCCCACGACCTCACACCGTCGCCGATGCGAGCTTCTGATCCGGCGCGACCGCGCTGCACGATGGCGACGTGGTTGATCCGGATATCCTTCTGGATGGCGTCGTACTTCTCGCCCTCGGGCGTGGTTCCCGCTTCCCAGGCGAGATCGCAGGTGTAGCCGGCCGACAGCTCACGCTTGCCGCCCTCGATTTCGCCGATGGTGGCCCCGTCCATGACGATGAGCGGGACGCGGACGAATTCGCCGTCGCGGGCGACCTCGTCACCAATCTGGCCGACCGACAGCGTCTTCCAATTGTCCGCCGTCACCGCCTCGTCTGGATGGTCGTTAGTCACCGGCTTGTGCGCGTAGCTGCCGAGGCTGGCCTTGTCGAAGACCTGGTCTTCGGGCCGGTAGACCTTCACGACCCGCATTTCTGGCTTGCCGACCTCGTGGCCCGCATAGAGCTGGATACCAGTGCGGGCCGTGCGAACGTCCGCAATAAGATAGCCGTCGGCGGTCCGTCGCGTACCCGCGATCGGTGCAGTGTCGATGAATTGCATGGATCTACCGCCTTCTGGTACTGAGGGGTGTAGCGACTCTAGGAGGATTTATGCCCAGCTATGTGATTTACTCGCCAGATCGTTTCCCTGAGGTATTCAATGCCGTCAAACCGCTCGGCGAGGTTGCGGCTGAAATGCCGAACATCATCGCGCTCCACACCGAAAAGGGGATTGATGATGTCAACGAAGCTGTAAGAGCGGCGGCGGCAGGTAAAAACAGCCTCGTTGTTGAAGCCAAACACGCTCAATATAGTGGTGATGGCAAGATCGGCCTCATCGGCAAATTGCTTGACAGACCGTGAGGAATACTATGCCAAAAGCACCCAAGGACCCAATCGAGGGCTTTCAGATCACGGGCTACGACCCGGAAACCCAAAAGTTGACCATCGAGATACACCCGACGATCCTGAAGCATCAGGGTCAACAAGCAGCAATCGCGATCAAGGCCGTCGAGATCATCGAAGGTGGCCCCAGCGTAAATGCAATTGAATTCGTGCCGCGGGAACAAGACTAGCGCCCGACGGCCGCAGGTTCATCCCCGGCGGCCGCTCGAGCTTCTTCCTCACTCGGCTCTTGCTCGGAGAGCTTGCCATACTCCTCAATCGCAGCATCGAGACCAGGCAGCGAACCATCCTCGATGAACGTATTGACCAGAGCATCCGAGACCGCATCGCGGGGGATGATCTCTTGCCCCGTACCGCTTCCGACTAATTGGCGGGCAGCATCGGCCTTCGTCTTAAAGACGTCAGCCTTCTCCTTCTCCGACATGCCCCAGAGCGGCGCCCACTCGTAATAGATGTCAGGGTCTCGTGAGCCGAGCGCGCTACGAATCAAGCATTCGTCGAGGCGCGCCATCGCCGGCGTCATCTCGACGGTCTGCATTGCCTGCAGGCGGTCATAGTAGTTACGCAGATCGCTTTCGCCCGTCGCGTTCATGCCGGCTGGAGATTGCCCGAGCAACCTGGTGGCCGGGATGTCGGCCGCGCCGGACACGATCTGCAGGAACGACATAAGTACGTCGGGCAGCGTGGCGAAGCTCGCCGTCTTCTGCTCGTATTCTTCCTCTTTGTCGAGGAGCAAGTCGCCATTGATGCCCTTTGCCGTGGCCGCCAGCGTGTAGCGCTCGAGGATCTTCGCCCGGTACCTCTCATCGCCGAGGTTCTGCATGAAATCCGGAATGCGGATCACATTGACCTTCGCCTCGAAAACGAGGCTGGCGATGTTCGCCGCGGTACCGTCCGCCTGCTTGATCGCATCGACGACCGACAAGAGCACGCTGTCGCCCCAGCCGGCATAGGTCGTGGTGACGATGTCTCCGTCCGGTTGCTGGCTCCCGTTGAAGATGACAAGGCGCGATGGATGGATCTCGACCTGCGCGCCATCGGCGGAGTTCAACTGGTAGATCTTCGGCTTGCCGTACCATTCTGAGGCCGGATCACGATCGATCTCGCCGGCCGTGAGATGCCGGCGCGTCATGACCGTGAGGTATTTCAGGCCGCCCTTCCCCATCCGCTCTACGTCGAGCGGCGCCGTCAGATCTTGGTCGCCGGTACCGATGACCATGGCAGCGCCGCCCCAGAGGCGCGCCTTGATGCGGGTCTCCAGCAGCTTGCCCATGACGTTCAGGCGCTTCTCTTCGGCCTCAATGGCCTCAATCTGCGGCTTCTTCGCCTGCCAGTCGCGCCAGGCGCGGATGCTGTCGAAGGCGGGGATATCGACAATCTTCCGAGGAAGCCACGCGCCGCGATAGGCGTTGAGCAGCTCCTCGTCGGTGAGCATCGGCATCGAATAGACGTTAGCCGCGGCCTTGTCCCGGCTGGTGCCCAGGCTGGCGACCATGTTTGTCAGGCTGTCGCGGACAAACGCGATGATATTGGCCATGTCCGCTCCCACAAGATTGTTCGACGCGCAGTGGCGACTATTTCTGGAAGTTGTGATAGTCGCGAGCTTCGTGGATGGAGACCGCCAAATGGATATCTGCGGACGCTACAGCGCCAACAGCACGCCACCCGATAATCGTGACAAGCTTGGGATATCTGACAGCGCCCTGCGCGGAGAATTGCCGCTCAATGGACTGCGACACCCACCCGAAAGTGGGACATGCGGTTGGTTTATCTGGGCAGGGGAAGAGCTCTCAACCGAGGCTGACTTTTTCAAGCCTATGCATGTTGAGCACCTTTCCGAGCGTTGTCCTGCGGCTCTACCCTATCTTGCCTTGCCTCCTGGCTGGCGGTTCTTGATCGCTAACGGCTACGAAGACGTCTGGTACGACGAGACATTGTTGAGCCCATCGGCCTAGTGCATTTGAACCTTAGACGTTCGCCAGCGTGTACGTACTTGCACTGAGGAGCGCGTTGAACGCCCGGCTCGTGCTGTCGGCGTCGTCATCGTGCGTCGCCTCAGGAAAGCCTTCGAGCGACGAAAACCATGCTGCATTCCAAGGGGCCCGGAGGACCAGAACGTTGCCCGCTTCCGCCTGAGCAGAGAACGGGCTGAACCGTGTGACCTTGTCACCGGATTCGGGTGTAGCCCGTACCGTGAAGCCTGCGAGCAGCTTCGTCAGATTGGTGACCTGCGATTTGCCCGCTTGGCCGGGATCCTGCGGCAGCGATATGTGCACGTCCTTGCCATCGGCTTCCGCCGTGTTTCTGATCAATCGCTCGACGCCTGACGGTGACAGGAAGTCGTTGCAGTGGTGCGCGACGATGTAGCGCCCATCTGCGAGCTTGCCGATCTTCGTACCGGCAGTGGCGTCTGGGTCTGTTCCTTCTGTCTTCGGCGTCGCCGCCATATCCCAACCGCGCATCCATTTGACGACGCCAGCCGGGATAGCATCGACGACCTCACACCAGCCGCGCTGGAACAACAGCCCAGCCGCTGGTCTGATCTTCCAGTTACCGCCGAGGAGCCGCTCCCGCTCTACCGTCGGCAAGGCCATAAGGCTTGCCAGATAGCTCGGATCCGCCGCCATCAGCGCGCGATTGTCGCTGAGCTTCGCCGGAACGAACGTCACCGACTTCGGCGGGATCGGCGCTTCTATGCCGTCTTCGTTCGGCGCCGTGTAGTGCGCCAGGTCTTGCGGGCTATCGGCCCAGAGGATCGCGTCACCGATGCGGACGAACCAGCGAAGGACGCCTGCCCGCTCTGGGATCGGCAATCCGGTATCCTGGTCGATCCACCAGCTGATGAAGTCTGCTACCCAGCTATCTGCATCAGGGTTGCAGGTTGCTCGGATGTAAGGCCGCACTCCGCTCATGGAGCGGTTACGCGAAACCATGTACCAGAACTGCTTCGCGCTGAAATGCGTCAGCTCGTCGAAGCAGATGAGCGGGATCTGCGAGCCCTGCCAGTTCAGGACGGTCTTGTCATGCTCGAGGTGAGCAAACGATACTGAAGCCCCAGATGGAAAGCTCCACTGCAGCACATGCTCTTTGGGCGCAGCGCCGATGGCAGGATAGAGCTTCTCGCTCTCATCCCAGAGACCGCCTTCGTTCCGAACCTGCACGGTCGATCGGCGGAAGAACACGGCGCCGAACTGTGGGTTTGCAATGTGGCGCAGCGGCTCCATGAGGAGCGCCCACGTCTTGCCGCCGCCTGCCGATCCGCCGTAGATGGCGATGTCGGCCGGAGACGCGAGGAATGCTGTCTGCGGGCCCGGCTGCGGCCGGATGATCGTTTGGGCGCCCTGCCCTTGCTCAGCTCCTGCCATTGTCGGGCAACTGGAAGATCGTTACCGGCGATACAGGTACCGGCAAGTCCTTTCCATCCTTTCCCGTCAGCTCGCGCCGGTTGGTATAGGCATTGCCCACTTCCTCGGCTGCTTGCTTCATCAACGATGCGGCCAGCACCATGTTGCCCTGGGTCTCTGCTTTGTCCGCCATGCGCTGGAGAGCTCGCAGCCGAACTGCACGATGGCTGATCGCGATGGTCGCCGTATCCTCGAGGAAGGTCTTGCGGGTCTCTTCGAACAGCAGCTTCCACTTCTCTGCGAGATTGCTGCCGGCCTTCTTCGTCGGATCGTAGCCTTCCACCGACTGGCGCGTGATCGTGGCGCCGAATTCCTTCCTGACCGCCTCGACGACGATCGAAGGCGTGTCGAAGCAAGCGAGGCTTTGCACGATGAAGGTTTTCACGTCGTCTTTGAGTTTTCCTTTTGCCATCGTCTCGGTCAGGCTCCGGTCAGGCTATCCGTTGCGCTCATCTGGGAATTGCGGCACCTACGTCGTCTGCGTCACATTGACGTGCAGAGTAGGAGATTTCCCCAGGATGCTGTTCCCACCGTCGCTATCCGCCGAAGTGCTCGAACGTTCGTTCCATACCCCGAATGGAGAGCTCGGGGTTTCGTCCTACGACACAGAAGCATTTCTCCGGGCCTGCGAGGCGGACCGAATAGAGGTATTGGGTTGGGAGCTTTGGCTCGTTGATGAAGACGGAGGAATTCATGGGGCTGTTCCGTCATGGGCTTCACTAGCCGGGCAATCGGTGATCTACAGCGGCGCCGGAGATGCCAGTCAGACCAGGATGGACATCGCGTCTCTGACACTGGAGAAAGAGATAAAGCCTCAGTGGCTGCCTCAAGTCCGGTTCAACTTCACATTGGCCGAATAGCATTCCAGTTATTCAGGCGACCCTGAGCTGGCAGGTGCCGCAAGTATGGGCGATTTGGGCCCGGGCAATCTCGGGCGGACGGTTGGCGGCATCGACGATTGCGCGGACACCGGCTGCATCTGCCCCATAGCGACGAACGACGCCGACGAACTCTTCGACATCATGTCCGCGGATGGTGAAGATCGGCCGCCCGGTGGACCTGCTGAACTTCGGGGCGCCGAATGCATCCGTCTCTTGGGCGGCGTGGTAGAGCTCGTGCTCGACCAGCGCCATGAATTCTGCGTCTCCGCACGCCCTGCAGTATTCGGCGTCAAGCGTGATGATGAAGTCCGGGACGAAGCCGAACCACTGCTTGACTTGCATCTCTGCACGGGCGCGGGCCCACTTGCCCATGGCGCCCTGCGGTTTCCCCTCTTCGCACTGGCCGATGATGCGGCGGCCCTTACGGCTGTTCTCGACGACGGTCCAGAGGAAGCCGATCTCGGCGTGTGCCAGATGGGCGTGCTCCTCATTGTGGAGCGGGGACGAAGAATCGAGGAACGTCGCCTCTACCCATTCCGGCATGTCTTCGGCTGGGATGAAGGCCGGGGAGTTGATGTCCTCGAAGAGAGAGGACGGCGGCTGCGGCCTCACACGCCGATATCCCGATCGGGCTCGCGCTTGAAGAACAGCACCCAATGATACGTGCTGCGCTCTACCGCCTGCAGGAGGGCATATCCCTCTGCCGCCTTCTCGTTGATGAAGGCTTGCATGCCGGGGTAGCCGGCTGGGCCGGTGTCGAAGTGCTCGACGAGGTATTCGGGCATCCTCATCTCCTCAAAGAGAAAGCCCCGTTACCTGTTACGGCGGCGGGGCTGGGCGGCTCGGGAAGCCATGCAGTAGCATGGGCGGATAGATGTCACCTCTTCCCGAACTGGTTGCGGAGGCAAGATTCGAACTTGCGACTTCAAGCTCATGAGGCTACCGGACTGAATCTGGGCTAACCATCCTCACAACGCCAGCGAGTGACAACAATGGACATCAGCAGCATACGCGATCGCGCCCAGGGAGTGGCCGAAGGCACTGTCTCCGGTGAGGAAGTTGAGTTTGCTCGGCAGATATTGCGCTCCAGCAAAGGAGATGTGGGTGCCGCTATGTATGTCGTCGGGCTTTGCGGCACTGGGCATGACGCCAGATTAATCGAACCATATCTCGGCGGCGCCGTTCATGGCGAGCTCGCGTTGAAGGTTCTTTGTCGGTATCTCGGCCAGATCAATCGCTATCGGCCTTTGGTTCGAAAGTATATCTTGGACGACAGCGACATCGATTTTGTGGGAAGCAAAATGGCCGCCCTGCATCTCGCCCCCGAATATCTGTTGAATTTCAGAGACAAAGATGTCGAAAAGACGCTGCTTGTGACCTTCTGCGATTTTCAAAATCGCAACCGAAGCGCGGCGCGGCACGCGCTTGTTAACATCCTCGGACTTCGCGGAAAGCTCAAGGATCCTCTTGGGCTGCGAACGGATACCGATCCGGACGCCTCACTCATAATAGCGGCCGCTTGCAGGGGCTTCGGCCTAGAACGGCTCGACTTCGTGGCTGGCTTCCCGAATTGAGCCGAGCACGGCACCCGGCTTACCATTTGCCCTGGCGCGTTTTCCACCTTTGCTGAAAAGATGTTCACGTCCTGCCTAACCTTGTCTCTCAAGAGGATTACGATGACCGCAGACGAAGTCCACGACAAAGAAGGGTTTATCAAACTCTTGGCGCTGATGCGTGAAGAATTGAGGACGGGTGCCGAAGGCTGGGAAAACAAAAGAGTTGACGATTTTTTGGAGGCGATGTCGGCTTGGGTAGACGATTGGCAGTGGCCTGCGGACACAAATCCTTGGACCCACGCAGCCAAACTGATGCAAGCCGCTGCGAGCTACGAGTGACGCTTTCGCAAACGATCCAAGCTTATTCAATTGCGGGAAGAGGCGATACGAAGTCATTGGTTTGAATGACTTCAGCGTGCTGCCCTGGCTTCTTTAAGCAACGGTCCATCGCACGAGATCTCACTATCGGCAACGAGGATAGAAAATCTCGGTATCTCCATGCGAGCAAAAACCAATCGGATCAACTCGATGTCACCCGATCGTCCGAACATCTCGCTTCGTAACAGGTACTTTCCTGGCGACAAACTCAACTCAACCGCTTCCGATATACTCGCTATTTCTAATTTTCCACCGCCTGGAACATCGAACGGGACTTCGACCGCCCGAATTACACCATGGCCCAGCGGGCCGGCAAACTCCGTTGTGAACACGTCAACTAAGTGTGGGCCATTGTCCAATGTCCGGAATGACACAGATCCAGAACGCCAGGCAAACCCTTGCCTGACGTGCCTCTCTTCCCAATTGTTGAATGGGTTTGTTAGCCCACGCGCGAATACGGCAACTTGATTATATTCAACATCGAGATGAGTTTTATAGGCTCTCGTCATCTGTCCCCCAAACGAACGCTGACTTAAAGCGGCGAGTACGTTTGGCGCTATGATATTCAGTTGCCCTTCGAGCGTTGGGTTCGCCAGGTCATGGATGGCCGACGCAATGACATCCTCATGGCCTGGCTCGAACTGAATATCGTCTCTGCACTCGATCGCATCCGCCCACGCTTCCACGGTCCGGGCATCGATTTCGCCGGATGTGAAGCGTCGCAGCGTCGCGGCAATATCCAGTCGGCTAAGGGTTACGACCGGCTCTGAATCCCAGTCAAACCCCGCCAGAGCAGCGCGAAGCTCCTCCAGCGGTTTGTCGAACTTAATCAGTGCAGAAAGTGTCGCTCGCCGATCCATGTGCGCAAGCTAGCAAATGGCGCGAGACGCGAAAAGCCGGGTGACGATTTCTATCAGAGGGCGACCTGTTGAAAAGGCGCATTTCTCCTATGCGCCGAGTGTGAACCTTCGGCAGCGGTCCGGCGAGTGTTCCCTCTTGAGGTCCGCAACTGAACAACCGCAAATCACTGCAGGAAAACTATACAGCTTTGCGCAGATTTTCAACCTCCACGTCTGCAGTGAGGATGTTCAATTCACGGATAATTTTCTGAACCCGCTCTTTGATCTGCGGGCTTAGAGAATCTATAGCCTTCTCCGCCTGGTCGACCATGGAGACGCGAGCTTTCCTGCCCTTCGGCAGGATCTTGCGGAGCTGGCCGCGGAGGTGCTGGATTTGCTCGTGGCGCTCGTTCTCCTTCCGGCAATGCTGCTCGTAGAGGAAGGCCTGCCGGCGCTCGTGCTCGGCAAAGTACAGGGCCTCTATGGTTCCATCGGGAAACTCGAGCGGTCCATAGTTGGCGCCGCGCAGGAAGCACACGACGCCGTCGACGCGACGGAGCTCCTCGAAATTCAGCCTCGGCAGGTTGACGAAGGCGTAGCCGACCAGGAACGGGAACCGCTTCTGGAGGGTCTGTTTCGTCCGGTGATGCCTCAACTCGGTGTAGAACGACGGCATGAAGATGTCGAAGCCGTCCTTGCGGCAGTTCCGCTCGATGATGGATTCCATGCGCCGGCTTTCTGGGAGGCGCTCGTCGACGGCCGCCATACGCTGATAGCCGGGGACAACGCGAATTGCGTACCAACGTGATCCCTTCATGCTTGTCCCCTCTTCCTAATGCGCTGGCTTGCTAATTCTCTGGATTGATGGTGTTGGCAGTATTTGCCGGCAGCCTTCGCTGCACAAAAAAGATATGGGCTGCCGTTGTTGAGGGGCCATTTGCATTCGCCGGGGAGCAAATCCTCTAGGTGTTTTGCAAAGGGCAAACGCCTCACATCGTAATCGTTGACCGGGACCGGTTCTCTTTCGTGCGGAGTGTACGGTTTGCGCGTTTCCACCTTCCTCGGAGCTGGTGCGGCCTTTTGTGGCCGGTTGCTCCTAGAACGTTGTTTCTCCGGGAAAAACGCGCGATTTCGAAATGCGATCCCGACGATTACATTTCGGCTCACACCGAACCGCTTTGCGATCTGCGAAGCCGACAAGTCGTCCTTCCAGAGCTTCGATGCCGCCTCTATGTCGACGGTGCGGTGCTGGATGGTCATGCCGCGCGCTCCTCTTCCGCCGGCTGGGCTGCCTCGAGCTCGGACTTCACTTTGCCGCGATAAGCCATCTGCTCGCCGGTGACCTGGCTGGCATCGGGGAGCGCCAGCATGCGGGCCAGCTCGTCGGCGCGTTCCGGGGATATCGGTGCGGGCTGGACGTTCAGCTTGGTCTGGATCCTGCTGCGGTTGACGCGGACTGCTATCGGCGACCAAACCTCGTCGATCGCCCAGAGATGGATTGTCCCGGCCGGCAGCTCCCGAGACTTGGCAAGCTGGGCGAATTCCAGATGGTCGACGCCTTGCGCGACGAGGGAGAACCCCTTAGCCGCCAGCTCTTCGGCGCGCTTGCGCTGGGTGACCCGCAGGTCCATGAGGCCGTGAGCGTTCGGAAGCGTCCTGCTGACGCTATCCTGCACGGCTCGCAGCGTCTCCTGCTTGCGAATCCGATCCTCACGGATGAGACGGCACTCGGCGTTGGCCATTGCCGAAAGCTCCGCCGGAAGGGGAATGAAAGCCTTGTTGATGTTCTCGTATTCGCCGCGCTTGAGCTTCACGTAGGCCCGGCGCAACCCGTAGACCGGCACATTGCGGAGTGCGAGGCGATATTCCTCGACCGGGTTCTCAGCCCTGATGGATTCGGAGATCCGCATGCCGCCGCTCATCAGCCCCTCGATGCACTGGGCGATATCGTCGGGATTGGCCGGCGCGAGCTGTTCAGTGAGAACGGAAATCTCCTGCTGCAATGTCGACAGTTGGGCCGGCAAATTGGTCATCTGGTTCACCGTAGAGTTCTCGTTTCAGCCTTGCGTGGATTTCGTGGTGGCGTTGCAGGGATGGGCTTTGCGGGCGCGGCGGGCCCTGCTGCTGATGCGACTGCCGATCGTCGTATTTGCCCTCCAGGATCGAGACGAAGCTCTTCGGCTGACAGAGGAAATCGAGGTCGGCCCGCCAACCGCGGTCGTTCTCGCCACGGCAGAACCGGCTGCGACCGATGCGCTCGATGGCGTCGAGGACGGCAGGCAGGCCGTGTTCCTCGATCCGGAGCAGCAGCGAACGACGGCGGGATGCCGTGATGGCCCTGGGCACGGAAAGCCCGGATTGGCGGGCCATGTCCGAAAACGCGGTGACGACTTGGTCGACCGCCGTGGGGGAAGAGCCCCCTTTAGGGGGCGAAGGGGGTATGGATTGAAGGGGTTTAGGAGAAGGGGGTGTGGGGGAAGAACCTTCCGGGGAAGAAAGGCCGTCACCACCGTCTGAATAAGACGTTTCAGACGATTTAAGACGCTTTTCAGACGCTTTAAGACGTTCGTAATACCGCTTGTTGCGCGCCTGCCGCTTGGAGAGCACCGGCTCCGGTAAAGCGCTTTCCGCCTCGAAGGCTTCAGCAGCGACAAGGGCTTGCTCGATCGTGAGACCGGCTTCCAACATGCGGCGGATGGCGGCACTAATGCTCATCAGCGGATGACCTCCACGTCGATGCCGTAGATGGCCCACATCAGTTTTCGCTTGATGTTGAAGTCCTTGGTGGCAACGCCCTTGATGTCGACGACGCGATTGCGCTTCTGGATCGCATCGTAGAAGGCGAAGTCGCAGCGATAGGTGCAGACAAGCTGCCCGTTGACCGTGAGGGCGTAGGGCTTCTGGAGTTCGACCTCGAAGACCTGTCCAGCGCGCTCCAACTGCTTGAGCGAGGAATAGTACTGGGCCTCACGCTTGCTATCGAAGCGGATCCCGTCGACGGTCGTCTTGCGGTTCCGATACTTCGACGGCCGATCGGCATCGTTGGCCATCTGGGTCGCGCGGAACTCGGCTGCTGACATGCGGTCAGAAGTCATCTCGCCCACTCCACCATGAACGGCTCTTTGCCGGCGTAGGCGATCTTCTTGACCCGGCGGGCGTGCAGGCGCTCTGCGTAGCTGCAGTTCAATCGCGCATTGATGAGGGTGTCGGCCTCGTGTTCCTTGACCTCGGCGATTGCCATCGTGTGGAGGCCCAACCTGGCGTAGGCTTCTAGGAAGGTCATGCCACCGCCTCAGCACAATTCATTAAGCCTTTTCGGTGCCTTATCTCTTCCCCAAGTGATAGAGGAACGAGCTGATGCGCGAGATGTTGAGTGAGGTGCTGGAGCTCCAGCTCGAGTATTCGCCTGAGAACACGGACGCGATGGCGACGCGCGGGATCATTGTGCGTCAGCGCATCCCGAGATGGATTAGAGCGCGACAAAACCAGTTGGCGCCAAATCTCGGAGACTTCGCAAACGAGTTCGATGTGACTGGCAGAGACGGAACTGGGCGCAAGACCCTTGTTCCGTGGGTCCGAGTCTTCGCCGAGAACCAGTCGCCAAACCCTCAAGATGGATGGTATGCGGTGTACCTCTTCCGGCCAGACGGTCAGGCGGTGTCTTTGTGCATTAGTCACGGATCCACAACCTGGGACGGAATGGCGTTCCATCCGCGACCAGCGGCGGAAGCACTTGCCCTGATGAATTGGTCTCGGGGTGAGATTGGGGCGGCGGCGGCGGAAAGAGGGTTCGCAGAAGGCGTTACGCTCGGAAGTGATGCTCAGCTCCCGCAGGCATACGAGCGCACCACCGCCTTTTCCAAGACCTACACAGTGGGACAAATTCCGGATGAGGGAATTCTGGTCGCGGACCTCGCCAATGCACTGCAGCTTCTTCAAATTCTGTACGATGCTGCCGTGAACGGTAGGCAGCCTGGCGCTCTCGCGCGTGATGTTTTGGACGCCGCGGCACAGATAAATGGGCTTATCAATCCCAACCGCCAACCGCGGCGAGGTCAGGGCTATGGACTGACGGCGCCTCAGAGACGAGCCGTAGACGAGAGAGCTATGGCTGTTGCGAGACAATGGTTGGAGGCAAACGGCTTTACCGGAATTCGAGACGTCCATCTTCGCGAGCCATGCGACTACAGGGCCGTCCTTGGCGGCGCTGCAAAGGTTGTGGAGGTTAAGGGAACTACGGGGGGTCCTGGCGTCATCCTGCTGACGAGAAACGAGGTCGATCTGCACCAGCAATCGTTCCCAAACAATGTGCTGCTGATTGTTCACGGGATTACGCTGACTGGAGAAGTTGCGAACGGTGGCACGGTTGAGGCCCACAATCCCTGGCGAATTGAAGAAGACGGCCTCACCGCAACTGCATTCCGTTACACCTTGCCGAACTGACGGTGTCATGCCGCCTTCGTAGAGGTCCCAACCAGAGGGACGGTGTGAGAGGTGGAGCTTGATCATGCCGCCACCTCATTGAACTTGGTGACCTCGTTGCCGAAGGCATGCCAGCCCTCCCGCTGCTCACGAGCGAAAACGTCGGCGCGGCGGGCGTGCGGCATCACCCGGTCACAAAGGGCATAGAGCTCGTCTGGCTTCCGGCTGTGCTCGCGTGCGATGCCATCAAAGATAGTTTGCGGGATGGCTTCTTGCTTCGGGTTTCCAAGTGTAGCGACCACAACGACCTCGCCGGTGGTGCGGACGCGGTAGCCTGTGCCCATTCGGATCTTGCCGGAAGGCGTCGTCTTACGCCAAACCAGGATCGACTTGTATTGGAAGCCCCAGGCCTTGACGCACTCGATCGCCAAGGGAAGTTGCGGAGCCGTGGCCCAGCAATAGAGGAGGCAATCCATGGAAGCCAGCTTACCGACGGGGAGCGTGCGGACTTCCGCATCCTTCATCAGTTCGTACTTAGCCAGGGCAGATTTCTTCGCGCCCTCTTTGCTGTAGAGGTCGAAGCCCCACGGCGGATCGATAACGATCATCTCGTAGTGGAGCGGGAGAAGCGGGTCGAAGAACCAACCGGTCACGCCACACCCCCCGGCTCGTGGAACAAACACAGCCCAGCATCGGTTGCGCGATCAAAGAGGAGGTCTGAATGCCTACCACGCTGATCCCGAAGCCCAATGACCCCGAATTCCCGCCCGACATGCCGCCCGATGTGCCGCCAGATCTGCCGGAGCCACCGATCGAAGAGCCAGAGCCCGACGTTGGCCCGGACACACCCGACATCAGTCCGGTGCCCGGCGAGGAGGTCCCGCAGAGAATGAGCAACTGGGGTCATGCCGCGCTCCCTGCTTGATCTCTGCGATCAAGCGCCTTCAGGTACGCGCCGCGGATCTCTTCAAACCGGGCGATGTCGTATTCCTTGGTTGCGATTTCGTTTTCGGGACGTGGCTTCTTCGATCCATGGCCGTGGTCATCGAGCCACGTCATGGCGCTGGCGATGCGTCGGTCGAGCCATGCGATCATTTCGGTGGGGTCGCTCATGCTGCAGCCTTCCCCCAGATCGCGTGCAGGGCCGCTTCTGTACGCAGAATGGCTCTGCCTATCGCTTCCGGGATTTGCGGGAGGACTGCATCGCCGAAGGCTTCGACGATGAGATTTGCTGCAGACGCCCCGCGAGGACCGCCGACTGCAATGCGCGTGCCAGCCACCCAGGCGGAAATCCCATCATCCACCCGTAGGTGACCGGCAAGGCCGCCGTTCCAGTCAGCCCATGGCTCTGGAGAAGCGCCGACAACGCCCTCGCCCCGGCCCATTTCTGCATCGAAGGAGCGGTCAAGTTGGCTGTCTTCGTCGGTGTGAGTGCCAAGCGCGCCTTCAGGTTCGGACTGTGTGACGTCAAATCCGGGCCGTGGTGCGCCTCCGATGCTCTCGGTGTAGGCAGGAACTCTTTCGGCATCCCCGCATGCTTCGACGGATAGCCCCTGAGTTGCGAGAGCACATCGCCCCGGCCGCCCCGGTCCGCATCCGTCTTGCGCGGTGTCGCCATCATCGGCTCCCGTCCGCTCAGGATCATGCGCATGTCGTAGGTTGAGCCCGCTCCATCGCCCGCGCCGTTGCGCTGTCCGTCCGTCGCCATCGGCGTCGAGAGCATTGAACCCGATGAGCCACGACCGGGATCTTTCGTGATTGGCTCCGACGTCTCGAGCACGTACCACGGCCGGCCAGCAGGCGTAGCCGATAGACTCCACCGCATCGAGCACGGCATCAGCTCCCCGAGTTCGGAGATTAGCGCTGTTCTCAAGAGCGAACCAACGAGGGCGGCACTCTCCGATGATACGTGTTGCTTCGAAGTAGAGACCACTCCTTTCGCCTTCGACGCCTTTACCTTTGGTATTGGCGCTGGAGATATCTTGGCAAGGGGGGCTTCCGACGACGACGTCTGGAAGGAATCCGAAATCTCGAAGAAGTCGATCTGCCGTGAGCGTGCAGACGTCGTCGTAGATTCGAACATGCGGGTTGTTCTCCTGGTAAAGCGCGCGACGCCAATCAATCACCTCGCACGCGGCCATGGTTTCGAACCCGGCACGGTGCATACCGAGCGACCATCCGCCAGCGGCAGCGCTGAAGAGGTCGAGAACCTTGAGCTTTTCATTCCCTCGGCCGCTTCCGGCGCATCCAGTGGAGGAACTTCTCACTTTGAAGCCTCCCCCATTCCCACGCTCTGATCAGAGCGCTTGTCAGCAGTCGCATGGGCTTTCCTCAGTGCGTGGCGTTCGGTCCGATGCTTGGCCGCCGCTTCCTCGTTTTTCAGGCAAACTTCTTCATAGGCCATATATGCCAGCATCAACGCCCGATAAGCTGACCCGGCAACATCCTTCATTTCACGTGTCTTGTACTGCAGTCGATAGAGGTAGCTTTCGGGAATGCCGGTCTTATCTGCCAGCCTTCCCCGAACGGCCTTCTCGCGGTCGCCTCGGCCCTTGAACTCAGCGTTCATTAGGGCGGCGTACCAACCTTTTGCCTCACTCAGTGCCACACTTGTCATCTTTGCCTCGGAAACACGTTTTCCGGATTTGGAAACTCTATTGCCGTACATTTCGGGGTCCCCGTGCGAGTGTCTCTTTGCTTAGGAGACACCGATGCCAAGGAACTTCCTCACCGATGGAAAGGACGGCGCCGCGCCAACGGCTGCCGGTCCCTCCCGAGTCTTTCCGTTTCGCAGGACCACCGCCGCAACGTCCGGTCCTGCCGCCGGTGACGCGCCCTCGTCGTCACCGGCAATTCCCCTTGGTGAGCTCGTCAACGCCGTCGTGCTTCGACTGGCGAACAAGCGCATCAGGTTGAAAGTTGTGCGAGCCTCCGACTGGGAGGAGGACGACGGAGGCTCGCGCTAGCCGGGGGAGGAAACCGGCCAGTTCGTGTTCAGAAACGACCGTCGCGACGTCCGCCAGGATCACGGCTGCCAGTTCGTCATCAGTCATTTTCAGGAATTTGTTTTCAGCTATCAGGTCGCGGCGCTCGGCAAGCAGCCGCCCGATTATCCGGCAGCCCTTGCCAGCAATGCCGACGCCGAGAGTGGCGAGGCCGATGGAAGCACCAACTACAAGCAAGGCATTCATCATCATGCAGCCCTCTTCTGATCTGAACTTGGATGGGACGGAGCGGCGCGGCTCACCTGGGCGCGATGGAAATCCACCCTGCCCTCAATGGTTCTTTGAGCTGCCGCGTCTTCTGATTTGGACGGCTGGAGGTATTCGCTCATGCGACTTCCTCCGCTTGCTCGCGCATAGCCTTCTGGCAAGGATGACAATGGTTCGCGCCATAGCCGCCACACGCTTCGGGGTTCCGGCAGTTGGGCCGGAGGACGTATTTCGGCTTGGCGATGGAATTGGTTGCCCGTTTTTCGTCCGGGCCAGACGCGCTTGCGACGGCGTTTATGTTGGCGCGCTCCGCGCTGCGGTCTACATCGTCGCCTCCTGCGTTGGCGCCGGCGCCAGGTGCCGCCGCCTCGCGGTCGGTCTTGCGCTCGTCGCTGGGGACCGCGGCTTCGCCTTGAGAGGCCGTGGCAAATTCTTGTTCTTCACGTTCGATCATGATGTCGACGGCGGCGATCAGAGCCGCGCGACCGATCTCGTTCTGCACCCCAGCGGCGACGGTCTCGACGAGCTTTGCGTCAGCGTAGGCATTGCCCTCACGTGTACGCGCACGTGCACCTGCGCGAGACCTGCTGAGGAGAGCGACGTAATCGTCGATGCGATCGCCCTTCTCCTCGCGCTTCGCCTTCTGCTCTTCGTCGAGGCGCATTTCGGAGATCGCGGCCTTGAAGGCGGCAACCTCCTTCGAAATGTTCTGGCCGACCCAGCCGAGTGCCTTCAGCTCCTCGCGCAGGTCGCCATAGATCGTCTTGAGGTCATCAACGGCCTGGGCGCGCATGTCCTCGGCCTCGTTGATGAGGCGAGCCGTGCGGGTCGCGAGTTCGTCGGGGATGAAGTGGGCGTCGCTCATCTTCCGCCCTCCACCATATGGATGAATTCGAGGATCGAAGCCCGACGGACGCGCCAATCAACTCTCCCAGCAACGTAGGAGGCCGCATGCCCAGTGTCGGAAAGCTCGGAACCCCGGAAGAGCCAGTCTTCATCTTCGACGAAGGCGCTCCTGCCCTTTACGTCGATCTGATCACCGAGCTCGAGGCCGACGAGAACGACATCTTCCGCATCTCGCTCGGCGCCATGTCCAAGAACGGCGACGGGCAGATCAAGGCCATGATCGCTGTTCGGATCAGGATGCCGAAGAACATGGCTTGGCAGTTCTGCCGAGATCTGCGGGGATTGGAGGAGTGAGGTCATCATGCCGCCTGCTCCGGTACAGCCAGGAACTCCGACAGATCGATCGCCTTACCGATGGACTTCGCAGCATCGATGATCGGTATCCAGTATTCCTGGGGGATCTTCCCGCGGTCCTTCCAACCTTGGACGGTCGAAACCGGAACGCGGCGATCATCCGTCGAAAGGAGCCGGGCTGTTTTCGTCAGACCGCCAAGTTCGTTGATGATGTGCTCTGCTGGGGTTTTCGCTGTCACGTCGATTTCTCGCTGTTCGATTTACGCACTTGTACGTTCTTTGCGTAAATCTGTCAACGTGGAAAACGTAAACGCATTTCACGTATGAAAGCGCATGACAAAGCCGCACGATTCTGTGACTGAGAAATTCCGCCAGCTGCGTGAGCGCGCGGGCTTGTCTATGGACGAGTTGGCGAAGGGGATGGGCTACAAAGGCGCATCGAGCATTCAGCGCTACGAGAACCCCGACGAATACAAGAAGGAATTCATCAGCCCCGACATCGCGGCCAAGCTTCTGAAGGTAGTGTCAGGCAAAGGCGTCCCACCTATCGAAGCAAAGGAAGTATGGGCGCTGACGCGGCCGGCCAATGGCAGCTTGTTGACCACTTTCGATCCAGACTCACACGAAGAAGAACCGGAAGGGGAAGGCGCATTCTCACGGGAGCATTGGCGCGCTCATATCGACGGGGCCGTCCCGGAGATCGACGTGAAATTGGGTGCCGGCGAAGGAGCGATTGGCGAAGTCATCAACCTGCCCGTCGGCGGCGCGAACATTTCCGGTCACCGCGTCGTCGCGGAGTGGCTTATCCCCAAGGACTATTTGAGGAGCGAAGCGAAGGCCTCGCCAAATCACACGCTCGTGATGGAGGTCGTCGGCGATTCGATGCATCCGACTTACGCGCCCGGCGACCGCGTCCTCGTCGACCTGTCTCAGAACCGCATGGCCTCCGATACTGTGTACGCCATCAGCGACGGAACTGCAGAACCGCAGATTAAGCGGCTGCAGCGGGTGCCCTTCTCCAATCCGGTCGAGGTCAGGATCATATCGGACAACCCAAATCTTGAGACGTTCACGGTTGAGCTCGACCGGTTGACCATCATTGGCAGGATCTGCGGACACATCGCCCGCAAGTGAGCGCTACCTGCGCGACCTGAGGAACCGCTCGTCGCGCGTCCTGATATCCGCGACCACTATCCCGACCACGAGCGCCTGGAATTGCTCCCGGCTGAGCCGGTGCATACCGCCCCGCTTCTCCTGGGACAGAAGCAATCCCCTTCCCCGTCAAACGTGTTGCTGACGCGGAATAGATCGAGACTGCCTCCAACATCGACGAGGTAAATCCCTTCCCCCTGTTAAGGTGTGACCGGCGCCAGAAGCGCGTAGTCGCTTGATCCTACAGACAGGGCCTCGAACTCGTGGCCACGAACGCGACCATCCCCGAGGAATGAGGCCAGCTGTCGCGGTAAGAAGGTCAGAACTTAAGATCGCCCTAACGATACAGCTAGTTTCATCAATTCATCGCCCGAGTATTCAAACTCAGTCGAATCTTCCATTCTCGCCAAATCAAGCAGGACGTCCTTGAGGCCAGGTTCAAGCTCCTGAATATTGGCGAGGTATATGTTGTAAGCCCACTTGGCGATAGTCGCTATATCGCTTGTTTGCTTCAGTTTTGATTGAAGCATTTCTGCGAAATCAATCTTCGTAATTGTCATTCTGTTCCCTGAACTCTCTTAGAGCGCGCTTACCTGCAAAGCCAAATCAGGTCTTCTCCGGCGCCACCACCGGAAAGGACAAGTCATACATTTCAGTCCCCTGTAAAACCGTCACACCCCCGGCATCAGAGTGCAGCGGACGTTAACCCGCCGATTGCTCTGGGCGACACCGGTAATTGCCACGCGAGGATTACGGGGAAACTTCACGAAAGCGCCACACAAGCGCGGCGTCCCTCCCGTTGGCGGCGAGCCGTATGACAGTTCTGTGACAATCCACCGGAAATAATCGGTAAAATTTCGTGGCGAGGCCGCAGTTTTCTGGGCGGTGTTGCTTTTTGCCGTTGGGCGGCGCCGGCGCCCTCGCACCCAAATGGCGCGCTCACGTTTCGCATCTCCGATTCACACCCGTCATTACCATTCATACGCACTGGCTCTGGTTTATTTACGCAGACTTCGTAAATCAGTGTTGCAATTTACGCTTTGTACGTATACGTTTCTCTCATCAACACACGGCCACGCCGGGAGATGAGGAGCAGGACGATGAGCATCCATAACGTCGCCGAGAGCATCAAAAGAAATGCCGGATCTCTGGCCTTCGCAATGAAGTGCGATCCGTCCGACGCCGCGGCTCAGGCAGCGCTAAAGGAATTCCTGCAGCGCACCTATTCCGACCTCGCTTCGCTTGCTTGGCATCTCGGCGCCGATGGCGACGTCTTCCAGCGCGAAGCCGTTCCGGCATCCGAACTCGTCGATGACGCCTATTTCGCGATCAACCGCGAGAAGGAATTCGAAGCGCCGGCAGCCCGCCAGCCTTACTCGACGCTCAATCACCGCCAGCAGTTCGGGAGCGCGCTCTGATGAGCCGCCCCGTCGCCTACGCCTGCGAACCCGCGCAGCGCTACTGCGAGTGCAGGCACTGCAACCTGCCGCCTGCGCGCAACATCGATCTGGACGCGGTCGCGAACCTGAACCGCGCCACTACCGCAACCGCGACCTTCTTCATTCTCCTTGCTTTCGTCCTCGCCATCTACGCCGCCGGCGCTTGGAAGACTGAGCAGGTCCACCGTCAAATCGTAAAAGCCAGGAGCGTCTGACATGACCGCACCAGCGATCGAACACAGCATCCGCCGACAGACCGAAGCCGCAAAGGCTCTCCTCGTCGATCTTCGCAACCAGGGCGCCGATGATGACGCCGAACTGGTCGCCGACACCATCGAGGGCGAAACGAACCTCATGGAGGCTATCGAGGAGGCTATCGCAGAGCTCGACGAGTGCGATGTTCTCGTGACTGGGCTCAAAGCCAAGGAAGCCGAGTTCGAGGCGCGCCGAAAGGCTGTCGAGAAGCGCGCCGAGCGCATACGCGCCCAGATCGAACAGGCGATGCTGACGACCGATCAGCTTTCGATGAAGCTGCCGACGGCAACGCTGTCGCTCACGAAACGCGCGGCCGCCCTGATCGTCACCGACGGGGCCGACATTCCGGCGAAGTACTGGGTCGAGCAGCCGCGCCCCGCCCCGAAGCTCGACAAGAAAGCCCTCACCGCCGATCTGCGCGAAGCGAAGGCCGCCATTCCCGGCGCCACGCTCGACAACGGCTCGTTCTCTCTCACGGTCCGGAGGAAGTGACCATGAACGCCATCACGAAATTCGATATGTCGCCGCGCCAGATCGCACTGGTTCAGCAGACTGTCGCCAAAGACTGCAACGCCGAAGAGTTTAACCTCTTCATGGAGGTTGCCCGCGCAAAGGGCCTTGACCCGTTCCTCGGCCAGATCATTCCGATGGTCTTCTCCAAGAACAACGCCGCCAAGCGGAAGATGACCATCATCATCAGCCGCGACGGCCAGCGCGTCATTGCGCAGCGCTGCGGCGATTACCGGCCGGCGAGCAAGCCGCCGACCTATGAGTTTGACGCGAGCCTCAAAGGTCCGCTGAACCCTCACGGCATAGTGGCCGCGACCGTATTTCTGTGGAAGCAGGACCCGAAGTCTGGTGAATGGTACGAGGTTGCCGGTCAATCGTTCTGGGAGGAGTTTGCCCCAATCAAGGACGAGTGGGCGGAAAACGAGAAGACCGGCAAGAATTACAAGACCGGTAAGCAGACGCTGGACGATTCTGGCAATTGGTGCCGCATGCCGCGCCTCATGATCGCGAAGTGCGCCGAAATGCAGGCGTTGCGCGCCGGCTGGCCGGAACAGTTTACCGGCCTCTACGACGAAGCCGAAATGGACCGTGTCAAGGTGCTGGATCTCACCGCCTCCGAGATCGTCGAGCATGATCGCGAAGAGCACCGCCTCAAGGCAGCCGGCGCCGCCAATTCCATCACCGTCACCTGGGGCGATAACTGGGCTCTTGAAAATGTGCCAGTCGGCAAGTTCGCCGACGAGGTTATGCGGTTCATCAAGGAATCGCCCCCGGAGGCCGTCGCCAAGTGGCGGGACGCGAACCGTGAGCCGCTGAAACGCTTCTGGGCTCTGCAGCCGGGCGACGCGCTTGCGCTCAAGAAGGAGATCGAGGCGGCAATCGCTCGCAAGCCGAGCCGGCCGGCGATGGGCCCGTCCGATGCCGAGCTCCGCAATCACCCGATGATGGCGGGCTGACATGAGCGGCCCGGTCCTCCTGGAGTGGAATGGCGAGGCCTTCCAGCCGGCAAACCGGCACTGGGCCCGCGAATGCGATAAGCGTTTCGTGGTCGGCGAGTTCTATACCCTCGCCGAGCACAACGACCGGAGCATGAATTCTCACCGGCATTTTTTTGCTGCGGTGAACGATGCCTGGCGAAACCTGCCGGAACAGTATTCCGGCTTGCCCTTCGCCGAATCCGCCGAGCACCTTCGCGCATATGCCCTGATCCGGACCGGCTACTGCGACGCGCACACAATCGTCTGCAGCACGAAGGCCCAGGCAATGCGCCTCGCCGCCTTTATCCGGCCGATCGACGCCTTCTCCGTCGTCGACGTGAAGGAGGCGACCGTCACCCGGTATGTGGCGAAGAGCCAGTCCTTGAAGGCCATGGGCAAGCAGGAATTTCAGGAGAGCAAGACGGCCGTTCTCGACTTACTCGACGATCTGATCGGCGTCGAGCGCGGCACCACGACACGACACGCGGGAGCTGCAGCCTGATGAACCTCCGCATCCTCAAACGACTGTCGAACCGCGCCCCGCCGCTCCTGCCGATGCCCGGCGACTATCGTGAGAAAATTCGAGCCGCGAGCGCGCCACTACTGCCGGTTTATAAGATCATCGGGGTCGAACTCATAGCTAATGCTCAGATTTCTTTTTGCACATTCGGAATGTGCCCAGAATGTCTGAACAGGTTGGTTTTCCTCAACAAACCAAAGGTTGGAAACCTCAATTTGCAGGGCTCTTACATCGCTTTCTTCAATGGCTTCTTTGCAAAACCAGCAGCTAAATTCTGTCATACGCCATTTCCGAAATCATTCGCCGTAACAAGGGTTGGTCATCCAAAGGGGCACCTACAACTAAGCACCTACTGGTTCAAGAAGGAACTGCCGAAGGTGGAGCCGCAACAAAGGTCCAATGGCCCGCTATTCGAAAGGCGTTGGTGCGTGTGTAAGCCCTGCGCGCCGTACCACCTCAATGTTCTGCTCGAACTCTCAAATAAGCCGACCCACTGGGAGGTGGCATGATGGCCTATCGCATCGCCAACTCAGTTCGGCCGGATCCGACACCAAAGCGGAAGCCGACGAAGAACAAAGATTACCTGGCCTTCATCCACGAGCTGCCGTGCTGCGTCTCCGGTCGTTATGGCGTCGAGGCCGCGCACCTGTCCTTCGCGGCTCCTCGGTACGGCCACTACGGCCGCGGCAAGGGCAGCAAGGTTTCCGACCGCTGGGTTTTGCCTCTTCACCCGGACGAGCACCGCCGCCAACATGGGATGAGCGAAGAGCGCTTCTGGCGCGCCGCCCGCATCAACCCACACGTGCTCGCCCTTACCATTCACGGCCTCTGGTCGGACATGGGCGAGGATGCGGCGCCATTCGCAACTGCTATTATTAATCAGACGCTGGCGGACGCCGGCGCGCTCCGGTCGAGGGACGAGGTATGAGCACCCACACGCTCGACATGTTCGCAACTGAGAGGAGGTCCTCAGCTGTCATTTCAGACTGCGGCGCCTACCGGTACCGCCTCGATCGCCAATGGGACACTGATAAGGCCAAGGTCGCCTTTCTCATGCTGAACCCGTCCACAGCTGACGCCGGCCAGGATGATCCGACTATTCGGCGGTGCGTCGGTTTCGCCAAGACTTGGGGCTTCGGCGGTTTGATCGTTGGGAACCTCTTTGCCCTTCGCTCCACCGATCCGAAGGCCCTTTACGACCATCCGGACCCCATCGGGCCCGACAACGATCAGCATATCCTTGCGATCGCCAAGAGCGCCCGTAAGATCGTTTGCGCCTGGGGGACACACGGATCTCTTCATGACCGCGGTCGCGAGGTCGCCGAGCGGCTCGAATTCTTCGACCTCGTCGCGCTGAAAGTGACAGCAGACGGCCAGCCAGGCCATCCGCTGTACCTCACTGCCGACATCCAACCTAAATCGTATTTTGCGCCATGACAGTTACACCAGACCTCACCACCGCCAGCCCCGCCACGCGCGAATGGTACGCCCTCTCCAAGGACATCCGCACGGCAGCAGAGGAACTTGCCGGTCCACTTCGGCCCATGACGCACATCGAAACACTGCTGGCGATCGGGATGGCAATTGCTGGTGAAAGGAAGCGGTCCGCGGCGGTTGCTCGCGCCTACCTCGAAGACATCGCCGGCTGCGACATGAACGAAGACGAACCCGAGCAGATCGAAAGGGCGATTCTATCGGGGGAAGCTTCAAAGGGAGGTGAAGGATGACGACGCCAGCCCTCGTAAAAGCCGCCGACCTAAAACGCATGGCCGACGTCGCCAAAGCCAAAGGTGTTACCGTCTGGATCGAAATCAACGGCCGGCGCGTCGGTGTTTCTCCCGATGCACAAAGCGCAGCCAGCGAAAAACCAGTTGACATGAAACCAGAAGACTTCACGTCATTAGCCGAATGGCAGGCGTGGAGAGATCGGGAAC